CACGACGCTTGGTGTTGGTACTGGCGACAGTCCACAGTTTACTGGTCTTACCTTGACTGGTGATTTGTTCGTCAGTGGATCAACAGTAACTGTTGATGCAACGACCATTAATATCTCCAGTTCGTTCACTTTCGAAGGCCCAGCAGACGCGCACGAAACAACATTTCATGCTGGCACACCAACAACAGATTTGACAGTTTATTTGCCGCAGTTTTCTGCATCAGCGGGTACACAGTCATTCTACCTTCCAGCTCTTATCGATGCTCCAACGGATGCATCTTCGAAGGTAACTGCGGCTGAGTTTGCTCTCCTTGACGGTGACACAGCCCGCGGCGCCACCGCGGTTGCCGATGGCGACGGCATCCTTACCAACGATGGCGGAACTATGAGGCAGACGTCTGTTCAAACGTTCCAGACTTATTTCGATGCCAACTCAGTTGGTGGTGGAAACATGGTCACCGTGGGCGCCTTAGACTCAGGTAGTATCACTAATGGATTTGGTGGTATTAATATTGGAACCAGCGCACTTTCAGCAGGCGCCGGCACCCTCAGCTCACTTAGTGTCGGTGACGGCGACATCACGAATGTTGGAGACATCAGTTGTGATAGTGTTAGTGTCGACGCCGCAGGTACAGGCCTCAACATCGATTTCAGCGGCGGCAATACTGCCACCAATGCAATCACTCTTGCCGACAACCTCGCGAACGCGCTAGAAGTAGTCGAGGGTACCACTTCCTACTTGAAGTTTATCACCACCAATGGGAGCGAACAAGTTGTTTTCGGACAGAACTCTACCTTCGCGTCGACAACGATTGCTGACTTGGGCACTGTTTCAGCAGCGACTTCAATAACTGCTACTGATTTAATTGGTACCAACATTGATGGTGTCATTGGCGGCGGCACCCCTCGCGCTGGTACTTTCACCACACTTGATTGTACTGATCGCGCTTTCGCAGTTGTGAATCTCGACATCAGTGGCAGTACAGATATTGGCGCTGATCTCGCAGATGCTGACCTCCTTGTTGTCGACGACGGTGCTGGTGGTACGAACAGGAAGTGTGCCATCAGCAGACTAAAGAAGTACATTGGTAGTGCCACTGTCGAAGACCGCTTCACCGGTACTGCAGTTGCAGCCAATGCAGAATTCGCGGCTGGATATTATTCATCCGAGACCCCTGCCTCCACCGGCTCCGTATCAGTCTACTTCAATGGTTTGATGCAGTCACAGGGCACTGACTATACGATTACCACCACGGGCGTGATTACACTGGCCAACGATAACTCGCTTAGTACAGAGGACGAGGTTGTTCTCAAATATATTAAGCAGTAACATCCTTTCCCCCTAACTCTTTGAATTCCCACCAAATTGGTCCCGGCTTCGGCCGGGACCTTCTTTTCTTTCTTTTATTCTTTTGAAAAAATCTAAAACTATTTATTAGAGTAATAATTTACTTTTTTAATAAAGCCTGAATCAAGGAGATTTGTTGATATGTCTGCAAAGAAATTTAAGTTTGTCTCACCCGGTGTCTTTCTCAGTGAGATTGATAATAGCCAGTTACCAAAGCAACCAGGGGGCGTCGGCCCAGTTGTTATTGGTCGTACCCGCCGCGGCCCGGCACTAAAGCCAGTAAAAGTTAGCTCTTTTCAAGAATTTGTTGAGATCTTCGGAGAACCTGTCCCCGGTAATGAAGGGGAAGATCCATGGAGAGATGGAAATGGTCTATTGGCTCCTGCTTATGCCCCGTATGCGGCTCAAGCTTATTTGAAAGCAGATATAAATTCCCCAGTAACTGTTATTCGCTTGCTTGGTGTCCAGGGCGATGATGCTTCAGAGTCTGGCGGCGAACCCGGCTGGGCCCTAGATTCATCCGGTGCTGCCATCGGCCTGTTCGTCGCAGCCAGTGCATCTGCAATGACGGCCTCCTTGGCTGGTGTTGTTTACACCACCGAAGATGCTTTCGAAGTTGGCGTCAGAGGTACTGGATATACATCGAACACGACAATCACACAAAATGCGACAGCGTCAGGCGCCGCAACCACAGTTGAACCAGTTAAAATTACAAATGATTCTTTCAAGCTGAGGCTCAAATCGAGCCTAGGCGAGCTAATAAAAACGGTCTCTTTTCAAGAAGGCGCAAAATATATAAGAGATGAGTTAAACACAAACCCTGTTGCAACCAACAGTTATATTATGACCCCTCCTTCCTCTTCCTTGGCTTCTAAATATTGGCTTGGAGAAACTTTTGAAGAGGAGTACGAAAGAGTAAAGAGAAAGTCAACAGCCGGCTCTCTTATCGTCTTTCCTGTGCGATTAGTAAACCTGATGGCCGATTTTAAAAGTAGTTCGCACGGCCTAGCAGCCGCATCATCAGGCTGGGCTATACCACAATATACTGATGACTCGGCAAGTTTTAATCCTGCAGCTCTTGGAAAGCTCTTTAGATTCCACGCTATCCAAGAAGGGGAGCAGGGAATGGACTTGAATATAAAAATTGAGAACATAAAGATTGCAGATCCCGGTAACCCGTCACCTTATGGTCGCTTCGACGTTGTTATAGAACAGAAAAGAGGTGGCCGCATCTATCCGGTCGACAGTTACGAAAATCTTAATCTAAACCCCAACTCAAATGATTTTATTGCTCGAAGAATTGGAGATCAGTATTTTCAGTGGGATGGAATACAAAAGAGAAATAAAGTTTATGGAAGTTACCCGAATCAATCCAATTATGTTCGAGTTGAAATGGACTCAGGGGTTGGGGAAAATGGTCCTTCAAATCCGAAGTTGGTGCCTTTTGGTTTTCTCGGCCCTATTGTCCCAGTTAGTTCCACCGGCTCCACGGCGGCAGGCATCTCCACCCATTCTACCTCCTGGGCAACTGGTTCAATCTCCGGTAGTGCTCTGACCGGCTTAAAACTGGCTTGGCCAGAATCACCGCATGTTATCACTGGCTCAACGGGAGTTGATCTTGCGGCAAAGTATATTATGGGAAGTACACAATATAATAAAGACTCAGGGGGCACCCCCAACTTCTCATCTGCCAACAAAGGTATGAAAGACTATCTTCGAAGATATGGAAGTTTCGCTGGACTAGTTTCCTCCCAAGTATCTGGCCTCGCCACCGCCACCTCTACAAAACATTCTTACGTCTTTTCGTTGGACGACGTAATCATCACAGGTGCGACCACAGCAAATATAGGGGATCTTTCAGAATATGCCCCCAGTGCTGTGGTATTTACAAGTGGCTCACATGCCGCCGGTACCGCATACACCTCCCTTTCCAGTGGCTCGGCCGCATCCTTGACTAGTCTTGTCAGTAGTTTCTCTATGCCTCTGGCTGCCGGCAGCGATGGAGTTGATATTACAGAAGCAGATCCATTTAATATGAGAGTCATCGGTACTGATTCTACTACTAAAAACAGCTATGCCCACGCTTCAGTCGACCGAGCCATTGAACTGATTCGCGACCCCGAAGCCTTAGAAATGAATCTTGCTGTTATGCCTGGTATTACGAAAGAGGCTCTGACAACTAAACTGATTCAGGTTTGTGAGGCCAGAGCCGACGCGCTCGCAATAATTGACCTTCCAAACATATATGTACCGCCAGCAGAAGCTATCTGCACCAACTTTCAAGACAGAGTTGATGGCACCAATCCGGAAAAGAGTGCTAAGGCACTCACAGCACGCCAGCTAAATTCAAGCTATGGTGCAGCTTACTACCCATGGGTAAAGGTTAGAGACACTGTTAATGATCGAGATGTCTGGGCTCCACCTTCTGTTATTGCCCTCGGCGTCATGGGATATACCGAACAGCGCGATGAAGTTTGGTTCGCCCCTGCTGGATTCAACCGCGGTGGCCTTAACGAAGGAAACGCAGGCCTCCCTGTTTTGCAGGCTTCAGAGCAATTGCTCTCTTCACAGCGGGATACTCTGTATGAAGCAAATATTAACCCAATCGCATCCTTTGTCTCAGAGGGTCTGGTTGTATTTGGTCAAAAGACGCTTCAGCTAACGCCTTCGGCTTTGGACAGGATTAACGTTCGTCGATTGCTAATCTTCGTGAAGAAAGAAGTATCTAGGATTGCAAATGGCTTGTTGTTCGACCAGAATGTTCCAGCAACTTGGAACCGGTTCACTGGTCAAGTGGTGCCACTTCTTGAGAGCGTAAAAACTCGCCTAGGATTGTCTGACTTCAAGGTCGTATTAGATAAGACGACTACAACACCTGACCTTATTGATAGAAATATCATGTATGCGAAGATTTTCTTGAAGCCAGCTCGCGCAATTGAGTTCATTGCAGTTGATTTTGTTATAACGAGAACCGGAGCTTCTTTTGACGACTAATAATCGTTAAAAACCGGTGCAGAATAATATATACTAATAGGAGATATAAAATAATGGCATTTTGGAGTGAAAAAACAGTCGAGCCAAAGAGGAAGTTTAGATGGCTTCTTTATTGGTCTGGAGTACCACAATTCGTGGTAAAGAGCGTAAAGAAGCCAGGATATGAAGTAGGTGTTACACCTCATCAGTTTTTGAATTATGAATTCAATTATCCAGGTCGAGTAAAGTGGAAGCCAATTGACATTGTAATTGTTGATCCAGTAAACCCCGACTCAACTAAAAGCCTTTATAAGATTTTAGAGAACTCTGGGTACGTAATCCCTAGTAACTACCAGCAGGCCGCTGCAGCCACTATTTCCAAGCAGGGAATGGTAGACGCTCTGGGCACAGAGATAAAGCTCACACAGCTTGATGCTGACGGTGTAAACGCCATTGAGACTTGGGTTATAAAGAATCCATTGATAACTTCGGCAGAGTTTGACCAACTGGATTATAGCGCAGATGAGTTGTTGAATATTTCTGTTAGCATAACTTACGATTATGCGACACTAGAAGGCCTTGGCCAAGGACCGCACAATAACACTGGCGGAGACCTTTGGACCTTCAACAACAAATAGAAAAGTAAACAAAAAGAGGAAAAATGTCAAGAAATTCTAGAAGAACACGGATACCTAAGTCTGTTGAACCCCCCGCGGCAAAACCCCAACCAAATGTCATCCCCCCTGCACAAAAAGAAAAGCCCAACCCATTCGGGCTTTCTTTTGCTGTGGAAACAGAGATAGTTCATCTCCCTAGCGGAGGAAACTTTTATGATGAGGGCAGCGCTTTAAACGGTATAGAAACCGTTGAGATAAAGGCCATGACGGCCAAAGAAGAGGATATTTTAATAAATGAAAGCTTTATTGAACAGGGTTCTATCTTTGACCGCCTAATAGATTCACTAATGATCACTCCCGGCATCCAAGCCCAGGAGTTGTTAGACTGCGATAAAGTCGCTATACTAGTCTCAGCAAGAAAAACAGGCTATGGTAATACTCTGGAGGTAAGCCATGATTGTGAGGACTGCGGCAAAACAACTGATGTAAGCTTAGATTTGTCAAAAATGCTTGAAAACGCAAAGGAAGGCAAGTTTGAGATAGAGGATACTGAAGAGTGGCAGTATGATAGGACAAGCAAAACTTTCATGGTTAACCTCCCAGTAACTGAGATACAGGCAAGAATTAAACTTCTGACGCCTTCAGACGTGAAATATTTACAGCAAGCAAAGAAGCAAAAAGAAAAATTAAGTTTACCATATAACGAAACAATTGAATTTGTTAGGAAAGTGTTGGTCTCGGCAAACGACGTCGTTGATCCCGCGCTTCTTACTTCTTTACTAGACGTACTCCCTGCAGCCGATGCAAGGAGAATTAAATACGTACATAATGTAAACATCCCAGCCTTTGACACGAAGCAGGAGATCTCTTGCTCAAACTGTTCTGCAAGAGCGGAAAAGGAGGCGCCCTTCTCTGTGGGCTGGTTTTGGTCTATCTAAAGAGTATCTTGAGAAGGGTACCTACGAAGAAATCTACATCCTCATAAAGCATGGAAATTGGTCTTTTACTGAGTCTTATAGTTTGCCAATTCAATTAAGGCACTGGTTTGTCGAGAGGTTGGCTAAAGACCATACTGAGAAACCAGAATAATAAACCCACCATCCTACCTATTTAGATATGTAATCTAGTTGCATTTGCTCCCATTTATTGGAGCCGCGCATCTCATAACCCAAGAGGATTTGTCATGGGGGACAATAAAAAACAGCTAGCTGCAGCGCGCGCCAAAGAGAAAAAGGCCGCCGCAGACAACAAAAAGCTTCTTGCCCGCGTCAAAAAGCTAGAACGCGGCACGTCGAAAACTGCCAAAGATGCAGCCGACGGGGCCAAGAAATCTATTAATACGCTAAGTGAAGCCATAGATGCCCTCGCTAAGCCAACAGAAGAAGTTCTGCAGGGATTCACGGCGCTGGTTGCGTCATCAGCCGAATTCCAAAAACAAAATCAAAAGTTTTTCCAAGCTGGTTACACTGGCCAGATGTTTAGCTTTTCTGATGCTATTAGCACAGCAAACAAGGCTAGCCTCGACTTAAACGGAAATCTTTCAGCAGGCGCCACCGTGGCTACAGCATTTCGAGATAAGACTATGGCTGTGGCTGTGGCATCAAAAGGCTTAACTGATGCTCTGATGACATCCGGCGTTGCCCTGCAGGGCGCGGGGTTTGACATGAATACCTTTGCTGAAATAGTAGATTCAGCAGCCTTCGCTTTTAATAAGAATGAGTCAGGAATAAAAGGCCTTACAGCTACCCTCATAAATGTTCAGAGAGAAATACCAGTTTCTGGTAGGGTTTTAGCAGATAATTTTCGTTTTGCGCAAAAGAATTTTGCTTATTCTTCCGGCAAGATGATGGACAACTTCATTGGGTTACAAAAGATGTCAGTTACGACAGGTGTCAGTTTTGAAGGACTCACCACCGCTTTTGGATCCAGTATGGACACTTTCCAGGGCTCTGCAGAAAAGGCCGGCAAGCTAAACCAGATTCTGGGCAAGTCAGCCTTCAACAGTATGGAGTTGCTGACCATGACAGAAACAGAGAGAGCAACAAAAATTAGATCTGCAATTATGGAATCTGGTCGTTCAATTGAGGATATGGGTAAGTTCGAATTAATTGCGTTGCAGAAAACAATAGGTTTAGGTAGTATGGAAGACACAAGAAAGTTTCTTAGAGGCGATCTAAAAATAGATGAAAAGAAAGCGCTAAAGGAAATAGAAGCTAAAGATCCAACATCACTAAAAGGAAAGCAGCTAAATGCTACGCTGGATGCTTTGCGCGCCGGCATAGACCGCACCCGCCCTGCAGCCGACCGTTTTCACATCGGACTTTCAAGAATGAGTGTTGCAGCTGCTCGGCAGGTCGTCAACACGGACGCTGCCACCGGGAAGCTTAAAAAACTCGGCCTGACTATCGACCAAATATTACCGGCTTTCTATGAACTTGGCCTAGGTGGTGCGACCATGGTCGCTGACCCTCATTCCGCCACTGGATTAAGCCGTAGAGACCATACTGCAATAGATAAGACAGTTAAAGCAATTGAAAAATCTTTTCCAAAAGCCCTGCAGCCTTATGCAAAGATCTTCGCTGCCGCTGGACTCTCAAATTCAAAAACCGCCCAGGGATTGTTGATAGCGACTAACAAATTTGTGGATGCATTCAGCATGGGAAACCTCGATAAGCTTGTTAAATCTGCCCAGGCCCAGGTCATTAACGTATACGTTGATGGCAAGCTAACCGATAGCAAAACAGTGACCACAAGGGCGGAAACGAAATGAGCTTTACAGATTTTAATAAAATAGCAGAAAGCAAAAATCAAGTAGTAGTTATCAAACATGTCGCAACCGGCACTAGCGTAAGTTTTGCAGCCTTCTTAACAGAATATACTGACAATTACCAGGTCCAGTGGGGCAACGAGCAAGTTTTCGGCCGAAATGATCCAATAAAACCATACCAGTCAACCACGCGCCAAATGCAGATTGGCTTTGACGTTCTATCACATAATTTTGAAAATGCTAAAGAAAATCTTAACAAATTTCAAACTTTAGTTAAAATGCTCTATCCCGTATACAGTGCCCCACTTAGTGGCGAAGGCGGCTCTGTTGGGAGAACAATTAAGGCACCACCACTTCTTTGGGTTAAGTTTGTCAACTTTGTTCAAGCAGCCAACGGCCAGGACGCCTTACTTGGATGCATTGAAGGTCTCGATTTTAATCCTGCCAAGGAGGCTGGTTATTTTATCGAGAAATCAGGTGAAATTTTTCCAAAGCATTTTAATATTAGTTTTAGATTTTCACCACAGCACGAGGATCCATTGGGCTGGGACGCGACCACAAAAGAGTTTATAACAGATACTTTCCCGTATTCTGCCGCGCCAACTGTCATTGAAAATACCAACAGCGGCGGACAAAATAAAAAATTAAATGATGCTGAAACTGCTCGGTCTCTAGAGTAGGGCACAGTAAGAGAGGTTAACTTACTATGGCAAATAGAAACATATACAGAGATTTTTTGATTACCGATTCGAAGCTAAGAGAAAACATTCATGACAGAAAGTTCACTGATGAAATAACAATTTTATCACGAATGCTGCCAAGTGAGCCGACAGAAGAAGAATTAAAAAATGACTTGACACACGTCCAAAGAATTTATACAATGGGAGATAGGCTTTATAAATTCGCCTATGAATATTATGGTGACGTAGATTATTGGTGGGTTATCGCATGGTATAATAACAAGCCCACCGATGGCCATTTTGAAATTGGAGATGTAGTGTATATTCCCAGAGAACTCGACGTGGCCATCAGAATCGCGACAAGAGAAAGATAAAATGGCAGAGATCACCTTAAATTCGTTTCACCCACAAGCTTATCTTATGTATCTGAACTTTTCATCAGCCAAATCCCTTAAGCTTAGTACATTGACACCCGCTAGCAAGACAACAGGTGTGCATCAGCTTAGAGGGTTATACCAGCCCGAAGCTGTCATGTCAAAAGTATACAATGCGAAAGACTCAACAGGTAAGAAACTTATAAAAGCACATTTTTTCAACTTAGAAACACATAAGATAAGTGCATTGGTACCTGAACTTCGATTTTATAAGGCTCAAAATGGTACCCTTGAACCCTTCTTCTTTCCTGTGTCAACTATTGCAGATGAAGCGGCCACAACCCTCGGACACAGTAGGACAAAGGGGTCTGGAATTAAATCCTTTAATGTGAAAACTGAGGGTAGTAATCCTTTTGAAGCTCCCAAATTCCTGTCAGCCGACCTTGTCCTTTATGTTGACAATTTGGCAAACCTTTTTGACACCCAGCCTGGCTATGCCCCACTTGCAGACCTTTTTACGATTTCAATAGCCAGATCAGCCCAGAAAAGCTCAGTCGGCGGCGCAACACTAACTTCAGGTGATTTTGTCCGGCCAATTGAAGTCGCAGCAACTTTGGGTTATAGTATACCTGACACCTCCCTCTTCACGCAGGAAGAAATAAGAGAAATACAGGATTCAAACTTAGATATAAGGATGAATGTGTTCCACCACTCGATTGATATTAACCAGGACGGCTCCGCGAATATATCTATAAAATACACGGCAAGAATAAACAATACTGGTAGGGACCGTATATTTAGCGCAACCGACCATCCGGTTGACCTCCTGAAGAGGGCAAATATAAAGCAGTTATTTGCACCCCAGAAGAAGAAAATAAATAAGCTATTAAAAAAGAAAAAGATTTCTGCAGCCGAATCTTCCCGACGGAGCCAAGTTGAGAAGATGGCCGAAATTAGAAAAATATTAGAAATTCTTGAATCTGAAAAAAAGATCTTTTCTTTATATACCGTAGACACAAAACTAGCTCACTTTGCTCAGTTAGGGATCCCAGATAATGTAAAGGGATTCTCTAATACTGCTCGAGGGGCCGTCGCAGCCTCCGCGGGAATACTATCCGGCTTCGTCCCGCCACCATCGACACCAGAAGAGAAATTGCTTGAAAAAGACGCAGAGACTTTCGAAAAAGGGTTAGCGAACCTTGATAACTCGAAAAGAAGAGTATATTATGTGGCTTTTGGAGATTTAATTCAAGCTTTCTTTGAGAAAACTAGGATAGCTTTGGATGACGCTAAAAAGATATTGAGTAATGCGTCCAGTTATCTAAACCAGAATCGACCTAGCTTAGACGAATCTGAAATAAATGAAATTACTGAAATCGCAAAGAAATCTGCAGATGAGAGAACAAAAATAAGAAAAGTTCTCGAAGATGCGATTGGTAAGCTCAAGACATTTAGAGTGTACCTTCCAGATATTGAATATAAGTATTATAAGATTGATTCCAGCGGGGTTTCGGAAGATATCAAGAGAGTCAACTTGTCGGATATCCCAATTTCTCTCGAAACCTATCAGGCTTTTATGTTTGATAAAGTGATGAACTCTCACAGAAATACTTATACGATTCCGCAATTTTTAAATGATTGTGTAACCGATTTGTTGCCATCTGCTTTTGGGCAAAAGTGGTCCAAAGTTGGTATTGCCCCAAGAGTTATATCTACTGCTCCAAAATTCACAACTGCTACTTTTTCTGGCCCACAACTGAGGGGATCACTATCTAGAAGTCCTGTAATTGACGCTGAGAAGACACCAAGTCCCCAAAAGAACTTTAGGAGTTCTAATATGGACGATGCATGCGATTATTTTATAATATACCAAGAAGTAGATAGAGAGATGTCGAGTGACCGCTCAGGCGCTGAAGATCAAGATTCCAGGGACGGCATATATCACTTTGAAATTGGCAAAAATAGAGGTCTAACAAAGAAGATTTCTTTTAAAAGATTTGAGGTCGAAGGCGCCCAAGAACAGCTGATGACAAACCAGGTGGGCCTTTATGACGAACTTAAACTGCCTTATAGTGCAGATATCAGTATGGTCGGAAATAACTTATTTATTCCAGGAAGCCAGATATATATTAATCCCAGTAATATTGGGTTTGGTTCTCCGACAGATCATGAATCACCTGCCTTTAAAATAGGCCTGGGAGGTTATTACACTGTTTTAAAGATTGCAACCTCCTTTAATGATGGCATTTTATCGACAGACTTGGAGTGTACTTTTGGATCCCACGCTTCATATACAGTCAATCTATCGGGAGAGAAAATAAAAGAAAAAAGAATAGACTCTCTAGACTCGCCAGAAGCCAGTAACGACGCTACACCGCAAGAGATCCCGGATTTAGATATCAACAATGTTCTTGTTGCGCAGAGTCACTACTTACAACAACTACAACTGCTTAAAAATCCAACAACAGGAGAACAGGTATTGGACGCTCATACAGCGAAACAAATTTCAAATGATTATATTTTACACCAAGATTCTAATCTTGTCGCCATTCCTGGAGTATTGGGTAAATCAATTAACTCTCAATCTGGCGCCGTAAGATATAATTTAAGTACTGGCCAGTCTGTAGAAATCGACGACGGCGCCCACGCAGACGAGGCAGTAAAGTTAGTTAAAAGTTCGGTAACCACACTCAGTTCAGCTAATCCAACCTCAGCGAATACAGGCAGCTAGGCTTAGGAGAGATTATCATGGCTAAAGAAATAAGATTTTTGGGCGGTTCTACTCCGTTTTTAAGGACGGAGTTTGAGGAGCGGCTTAAATATAAAAACCTTATTAATCTCCCCGGAATGATAGACACATTATATGATCAACGTGCATATGGGCTAATTAACAAGAATTTTGAACCAGTTTATCTTGTTAACGATCAAGAAGTGCTGTCAAACTTTCCGAATTTAGCTGATGGAGTATTTTGCTTGAACTTCGTCGCGGCCGCCTTTAAAAACTTTAGAAGAGACTACACCGGACGCATTTCCAATACAAACCTAGGTTTTCCGCCTTTCTTAGACCAGGTCATCCCCACTGCTGGTCATGTACCCTTCGAGGAGGCCTATTCTGATTATTCGATTTATACTGGTGTAAAATATTCTACTTTTTTGCAGAATGACACAAGAATAAACGATTATAATTGTTACTTGACCGCGATAAAAGAGACTTTCATGCAAAACTTAAAATCTTTTCCTATTACGCGCAGCGGCTTTTTGCTTTCAAGGCATAGTAATATAAGAACTTCTGGGTTAGTGTTGGAGTTAGCAAATCTAGATTATAACCGAGACTTGGAAAAAGGACAAATAATACAAAGTCAAGAATTCCAGTGCTTTATTGACTATGCAAACGTTGCAGGGTTCTATGTTGATAAGTTTAATCCATGGCGCCTCTACGCAGATCTTAATAGTTCTGCCATGGCTTCACAAATCCGTAGAGCAGCACCCCCTGCAGCCGGAGAATATAATCAAAATAATGACACCGAAAAGGTCCTCAATTCAATCTACCGCCTCCGGTCTCAAGAGGATGACCTTTACGACTTGCAAGATTTCATAATAAAAACTTACAATGATATAAAGAAAAGGGTTCCATTTTATACGAAAACAGTGTATAATAATACTAGCAATACAGCAAACAATAAGAGTATCTTCCGCCCGGACATAAATTTGCTGACAGCAGAAGAGTGGCTTGAAATGCTCTTAATGGTCCGCCTTCTAGAGCTGGGCAGATATACAGATCCGACTTTTAAGACTCTTAAAGGTTCGGTGTTGCAAAACTACAGAATTTATGGCACGAAACAAGCCATTGGCAGAATTGGCCAAATATGTTCACAGATTATAAAAGAGAATTATGAAAAAGGAAATTCAGATACTTCAACCCCTTGACGTTGAAAACAATTGCATCGGAATCCACTATAAAAATAAACTTACATTTGAAGATTTCCAATCGGTCGCAAAAGAAGGCGACATCGCCTGGCAGCACTCTCACATTTTTGAAGAAGACCAAAAGTATACCTATCTTAATTTATTTATTAAAAACAAGGATTTAACACAATATTCGCAAGACCCTACAGCACTTAACTCATGCCAATCGCTTCTGGAGTCTCAAAAGCTAGCTGCAATAACGGCGCAGGTTGATTTTTCGGATCTCTGCTTCTTTGAGCTTCTTCCCGATCATTTACTTAAAAAATGGTTTTCCCTCCGAGAGCTTGCCATGCAAAATATCGCAATGAAAGTGGAGAGGCCACCTGATTACGAGATTCTTCATAGAATTCACGTACTTACGGCAAATGTAGCAAAGCAGGCCATCATCATCAACGGCCAAGAAGAAAAAATAAAATATGATATCTTCTCCTCCGCTACGGGCCGCTTATCGACCGCAAAAGGTTCATATCCTATACTCAGTGTTAGTAAAGAAGAGAGAAGTAATGTGGTACCCCAGAACGATCTTTATTTAGAGATTGACCTTAATGGGGCTGAGATAAGGACACTGCTGGCTTTCTCAGGGATTGACCAACCACTCGAAGATATTCACATGTGGAATATGAGAGACCTGCCGCCTTGGATCACCCGCAAAGAAGCAAAAGAGGAATTTTTTGCATGGCTCTATAATCCTGCATCCGAGAACAAGAATTATGAGAAATTTTATAATAAAAAAGCATACTTAGACCACTTCGACGGCACGTCTGTTACCACCCCTTTTGGAAGAAAGCTACCAGTCGATGAAAGAAAAGCATTAAATTACTTGCTTCAATCAACAACATCTGATATAGTATTATATAACACATACGAAATTATGAAGAAGTTGAAGAAAAAGAAAAGCTTCGTAGCTTTCACAATGCATGACTCTGTGGTTCTTGACTTCGCCAGAGAAGACTACGATTTGGTTTCAGAATTAAAAGATATTTTTGAAAAGAACATGTTCGGCAGGTTCTTATCAAGTGTTAGAATAGGAAAGGATTTCGGCACAATGAAGGAAATAGTAATTTGAAGAATATATTGGCTTTAGGTAATGCTGCATGCAATATAGTTAATGCCTTATCCAGATACAACGCCTACAACATTTATAGAATATGCAACGAAGATGCTGATCCAGGTAAGAACACTTACGTTATACCTGAATTAGCTCACGCAGAGGATTACGAGAACTTAAACATTCTGAGTAAAATTAAATTTCTGAAGAGCATTAAGGAAGAGGTAACTTTTTTTGTCTGCGGGGCATCAAGGTCAAGCGCTCTCACCCTTAAGATACTGGAATCCTTACATAAAAAAGGCGTAAAGATAAAGGTGGTATATTTCCAACCAGAAATCGAATTCTTATCAGAAGAACAAATTCTGCAGGAACGCTTAACCAGAAACGTCTTGCAAGAGTACGCACGATCTGGCGTATTCCAAGACATTACGCTGGTCGCGAACAAAGCACTAGAAAATTTTAGTGAATCTCTTAACGTTTTTGATTATTATAAACAAATTAATTCTATTTTTTGCGATTCTTATCACATGACTGAAGTCTTCAAGAACACCAAACCAGTTATGTCAACGTTTTCAAGGATTAAGGAATCGTGCAGAATAAAGTCTCTAGGGATAAGTACTGCGGCCTGCGAAGATAAATTATTTTCTCCTTTCAGTCAGGAGGTAGAGGTGTTATACTATTTTGGTATTAACGAAGAAAAGCTGAAAACTCAAGGAAACTTCTTCAGAGAGCTTACAACCAGTGTGAAAGGCAGAATGACCGAAGAAACCAAAGCATATTTTGGTATCTACCCCACGGACTACGAAGATGACTACATTTATGTAGAATATTTTTCTCCAAAAATTCAACAAATAACTGTTGACACAGAATAAAAAATATAGTATTATATAAACAGTTGGTCAGGATATTTGCTGACCTGCTATAGCCAAACGTGCAAAAAACAACATACCATAGGAGGTAACATAAAATGGCACTTAATTTAGACGCAATGAAAGCGAAGTTAGATAAACTAAACGGAAGGGGAGATGGAAAGAACCAGTTCTGGCGACCTGACGACGGTGAGAGCAATATTCGTATTGTTTCTACATCTGATGGTGATCCCTTCAAGGAAAGAAGCTTCCACTACAATGTAGGAACATCAGGGTTTCTCTGCCCAAAACGAAACTTCGGAGACGAATGCCCAGTCTGCAACTTTGCAAACAAGTTGTGGAATGAGGGTACAGAGGAGAGCAAGAAACAAGCAAAGGATCTCTTTGCAAAGCAACGCTTCTTCTCACCAGTTCTTGTCAGGGGAGAGGAAGACCTAGGTATCCGCATCTGGGGATATGGGAAGATGGCTTATGAAAAGCTCCTGACCATTGTTCTTGATCCGGATTATGGAGATGTTACGGACCCTGAGAACGGCAACGACCTCAAGCTCATGTATGGAAAGCTGCCAGGTGCATCCTTCCCTAGAACTGACATTCGTCCACGACCCAGAAAGACCATCCTTTGTGATGACGCTGTTGGTGGAGATGAGCGATGTGCAGAGTTACTGGAAACTATTCCAGACTTTGACACACTCTTTGACCGTAAGAGCACCGAAGAGGTCCAATCTATTTTGGACCAATTCATGGCTTCCGACGCCGGAAGCAACGACCTTGAGAAGTATGGCGCCAGCACAAGCGCTGACAAGCCTGCAAGTTCTGTTGAAGCCGCCTTCAACGACCTTCTGAACTCGTAAAGGTGGTGCACTGTGGCTAAATCCAAAGTAACAAAGCTTAAAAAAGGCTCATTAGATATAGCAGCAGTCCGTAGCATTATCAATAAGAAAGCTGGCCGCCAAGTTGCTCATTCACTACACGATAACAATCCGACAGAAGTGAAAGAGTGGATCCCAACGGGATCCAGGTGGCTGGACTCTATTATTTGTAAGGGGAAGCTTGCTGGCATACCTGTCGCCAAAATATCTGAAATTGCAGGGTTGGAATCAACCGGCAAATCATTTTTGGCTGCGCAGGTTGCCGGTAATGCTCAAAAGATGGGAATTGACGTGGTTTACTTTGATTCAGAGTCAGCCATTGACCCATCCTTCCTTGAACGTGCCGGCTGTGACCTCGACAGGCTTATGTATATCCAAGCAGAATCTGTAGAGTTTGTCCTCGAAACGATTGAAGAATTGCTCGGGACTGGAAATAAATGGCTGTTCATCTGGGACTCACTAGCCCTAACACCTTCTCTTTCAGATGTCGCTGGAGATTTTAACCCTAACGCTGAAGTTGGCAAGAAAGCCAGAATTCTGTCTAAGGGGATGTCAAAACTTGTTGTACCAATTGCGAATGCCGATGCAACATTGCTGATTCTCAATCAGCTTAAAACTAACATTACGAGATCTCCATCAGAGGCAATGACAACACCTTATATGACCCCTGGCGGCAAGGCCCTTTCTTATTCTTATTCATTGAGAATATGGCTCACTGGCCGAAAAGCCAAAGCCTCATTCTTGGTGGACGATAATGGATACAGGATAGGGTCAGAAGTCAAGGTCAAACTTGAGAAATCTAGGTTTGGGTCCGCCGGCCGCACCTGCAACTTTAAGATCCTCTGGGGTGACGATGATATTGGTGTTCAAGACGAAGAAAGTTGGTTTGATGCAATCCAAGTATCACAGAGACTTTCGCAGTCTGGAGCATGGTTTGCTCTAGCTCAAAATGACGGCACTGAAGTTAAGTTTCAGCGCAAGCAATGGGCAGAGAAGCTTCAGGACCAAAATTTTAGAGAAAGTGTCTTGACAATCATCGACGAAGATGTTATTATTAAGTTCAAGAATAGAGAAGGTAAAGCTGACGATTTCTACGATACGGATGACCCGGTCGAGAAGACTTAGCAGAAAAGCATAAAGCCCGCCTCTTCTGGCGGGCTTTTTTTATGGAGAAAATAATGAAAAGAGTAATGATCGTTGACGCATTCAATCAGTTCCTACGGGGATATATCGTCGACCCAAGCAAAAACCCCAATGGCCAGCCAATCGGTGGTATGAGAACGTTCATCAATATAATGAACAAGATTACCAGAGAGATCGAACCTGATATGATTGTGGTTGTCTGGGATGGTCAAGGCGGTTCAAAGAAACGTCGAGCCATGAACAAAAACTATAAAGCTGGCAGAAAGCCTCTTAGGGTTAACTGGTCCTCAGACGAGATGACAGCTCAGGATACAGATAACAATAAGTTGTGGCAACAGCTGAGAGTAGTGGAATACCTGAACCAGACACCAATAATCCAGTTTATGGAAGCTGAAGTGGAAGCCGATGACGTAATCTCTTATGTTAAGTCTTCCTCGATGTTTGAAGACTGGCAAAAAGTAATTGTGTCCGCGGACAAGGACTTCATTCAATTATTGGATGATAAGACACTTCTTTTCCGGCCGATACAAAAGGAAGTTTTAAATAAGAATTCAGTAATTGAAAAGTTTGGTATTCATCCTAGAAACTTTGCCCTCGCCCGAGCCATGGCCGGAGACCCAAGTGATAACCTGCCAGGCGTCCCTAGGGTCGGTATGGGTACAATAGCGAAACGCTTTTCATTTCTCAGTGAAGAAAAAGATTACTTTGTATCTGACCTTATTGAGGAGTGTCAAAATTCAGAAAACCAAAACCTAAAAATCTATACCAACGTTATAGAGTCGGAACAGCTGATAAAGGAGAATTATAATATTATGCAGCTCTCTTCCCCTCAGATATCCCCTCAGTCTAAAAATAGGATAGATGAAACGTTTGAAGGGTATAAGCCACACTATAACCAAACAGAAGTAAGAAAATTGATGATTCAGGACGGTGTTTTAACTGTAAACATGCAAGATCTAGAACAGAAATTTAATGATATTATTACTTCCTTTTCTGATTAGAATCTGCTATAATATATATATATTACGTTAGGACACGGTATGGAAACGGAAGTTAGTTTTTCAAAATTCGGGAAGTCATTCCAAGAGGATTTATGTCATCTTGTATTGAATGACAGGCCATTTGCAGATCAGATGTTTGAGGTTCTTGACCTCGGCTTCTTAGAATTAAAACATTTAAGAGTTTTTATTAATTGTATTGTAAAATACAGGAAGAAATACGGGGTACACCCCACTTCCAATATTATGCACTCCATCATACGCACCGGCCTTGATGGGGAGGCAGAATCAGTAAAGGTTCGAATCCGCGAATATTACGCCCGAGTATTATCTAAGGGTCATATTCCTAAATCATCGGAATACATCAAAGATACTGCTTTAGACTTTTGTAAGAAACAAAAACTGAAAGAAGCACTGATTAAGTCTGTTGACCTGATTAAGTCTTCTTCTTTCGATGAAGTTTCCAAAGTTATAGACACAGCACTCAAGCTGGGTTCTGACAATTCTTTTGGATATGATTACCTTGCTGATTTTGAAGAACGTTTTCAGCTTAAAGCCCGTAACCCAGTTTCCACTGGCTGGACACTAATCGACGAAGTCGCCAAGGGAGGCCTAGGCAAAGGCGAATTAGGGGTTGTGGTGGCACCTACTGGTGCGGGCAAGTCCATGGTGCTGGTACACTTAGGTGCCCAGGCCTTATTGCAGGGAAAGAACGTTCTACACTATACATTAGAACTTGGAGATACTATTGTCGCGTCAAGATACGATTCCTGCATCACCGGAGTAGAATTGCGCAACCTGACAGTCTTTAAAGAAAAAATATATGATGAAATAAAAGATTTAAAGGGGAAGTTAATAGTAAAAGAATACCCAACAAGATCCGCTTCAATTCAGACAATCAAGAATCATATTGATAAGTTACGGAGGAGGGACTTTGTACCAGATATGATTATTTTGGATTACGGCGATCTGATCAAGCCAGAATCGTCAAAAAGAGACGAGAAAAGGCACCAATTGGAAACTATTTATGAAGAGCTTAGGGGCCTAGCCCAAGAGTCAAGATGTCCGGTCTGGACCGCCTCGCAAACAAACAGATCCGGACTGAATGCAGAAGTTATAACAATGGAGTCAATTTCAGAGGCTTTCAACAAATGTTTTGTAGCAGATCTTATCTTTACAGTTTCTCGGACAATAGAAGATAAAAGCACCAACACTGGCCGTATCTTTCTGGCAAAGAATCGAAACGGCCCTGATGGATTAGTATTTCCTATTTTCATGGATACTAGTAATGTAAATATAAAAGTTCTAAGCCAAACAAACGAGTCGATCAGTGATATAATGGAGAAATCTTCAAAGGAACGATTGGATAATCTTAAACAAAAGTACGCATCATTTAAAAAGGAACAAAAGGGAGAAAAATAATGGAAATATCAAACAAGATCTTATCAGAAATAACAGTGCACATGAAATATGCTAGATACCTGGAAGAAGAAAAGCGAAGAGAAACATGGAAGGAATTAGTAGATCGTAATATGAAAATGCATCTTAAAAAGTTCCCTCAACTCGAACTCCAGATTATAAAAGCTTATAAAATGGTTATGGATAAGAAGATATTGCCATCAATGAGGTCGATGCAGTTTGGCGGCAAGCCAATTGAAGTCGCTCCTAATCGTATTTTTAACTGTGCGTTCATGCCAATCGACGACATCAGAGCATTTAGTGAAACAATGTTTCTTCTCCTCGGCGGCACCGGCGTAGGATATAGCGTACAGAAGCACCATGTTGAACAACTACCAGAAATTAGAAAGCCCAACTCTAAGCGCACACGACGTTATCTAATCGGCGACTCAATCGAAGGCTGGGCTGATGCAATCAAGGCTCTTGTCCGGACCTATTTCCATGGGGGCTCACGCCTCCGCTTTGACTTCTCTGACATTCGCCCCAAGGGAGCCCTCTTGGTGACCTCTGGTGGCCAAGCTCCGGGCCCACAGCCCCTTCGGGAGTGCCTAGTGAAGCTGGAGGGCATGTTCTGTGAGAAAGAAGACGGAGACAAGCTTGAACCAATTGAAGTTCACGATATGATTTGTCATATTGCGGATGCTGTCCTTGCAGGTGGAATTAGGAGAGCAGCCCTCATATCTTTATTTTCAGCAGATGACCAAGAGATGATATCAGCGAAAGCCGGCGACTGGTGGGAGAAGAACCCTCAACGCGGCAGAGCGAATAACTCAGTTGTTTTGCTCCGTCACAAGATTGATAAAGAATATTTTATGAACCTTTGGGATAGAGTTAAAGCTTCCGGCGCCGGGGAACCTGGCTTTTATTTCTCGAACGATAAGGACTGGGGCACGAACCCGTGCTGCGAAATAGGGCTCCGTCCATTTCAGTTCTGCAATCTAACTGAAGTCAACGTTTCCAACGTCGAGAGCCAAGATGACCTCAACGAGCGAGTCCGATCAGCTACTTTTATTGCAACACTACAAGCTAGCTATACTGACTTTCATTATCTTCGCGATATCTGGAGAAGAAATACAGAGAAAGACGCCTTAATAGGCGTGTCCATGACTGGCATAGCTTCAGGAAAGGTATTAGAACTTGATCTCTCTTCGTCAGCCTTAGAAGTGAAGAAGGAAAATAGAAGAGTTGCTAATCAGATCGGCATCCGCCCTGCAGCAAGAACTACATGTGTTAAGCCCGCTGGCACAACTAGCTTAGTCCTGGGGACATCTTCAGGAATTCATGCTTGGCATAGCGATTATTATATCCGCCGCGTCAGGGTCGGCAAAAACGAAGCAATATATGATTATTTGCATTGGACCCATCCAAACCTGGTGGAAGATGAATATTTTAGCCCACATTCAACAGCTGTTATTTCTCTGCCTCAGAAGGCGCCTGAAGGCTCGACACTTCGAACTGAATCAGCACTGCAGCTCTTGAAGCGAGTACAAAACGTCTCAGAGAACTGGGTCAAGCCTGGCTTTCAAAAAGGGCAGAATACACACAATGTTTCAGCAACAATCTCTATCAAAGAAGCAGAGTGGGCAGACGTCGGAGAATGGATGTGGGAAAACCGATCCTCTTATAACGGCTTATCCGTTCTTCCGTTCGACGGAGGAAATTATACACAAGCACCATTTGAGGACTGTTCAAAAGAGACCTACGAAGCAATGCTGGCTTCACTTAGCAACATTGATCTAACTAATATTACAGAAGAAGAAGACAATACAGACTTAAAGGGCGAATTGGCCTGCGCAGGCGGCTCCTGTGAACTTAAATTTATTTAAAAAAGTATTTGACATTTTAGCTGAATATGATATAATGAGATCATGTTGTTGAGAGAACAGCAAAACTTAAATTGAAAAGGAAACGAAATTGACATCAGCACAGTTAAGACAGATAGCCTCCTCTGGCTACTCTCATTTGAACACAAACCAAAGAATTCAGGCAGCATGCGCCGAGCATACGAACTTTATAAAATCAAACTTTGTCTTGGGTGGGGACCTTCATATCCTTAAGACTAAGGACATAGTGTTTGACTATAAAGGAATGGCCCATCAACCTCGCCTAGGCAACCTGGATCCTACAACTGTAAGGAAATATAGCGCTCAAGCAAAAAACGGAGTAAATGGGGTTTTCGGGATCCGAAAGCCAATTACTGTCTATTGGAGCACAGTTCAGCAAAGTTTCATTGGTATCAAGGGTCATCATAGGTATTCGGCCGCAAGGGAAATAGGATATAATTATATCATAGCTCACATTGATGATATCTTTCCAAGCCTATCGAAGCAAGAACAAATTGATTGTCTGATGAGCGATAATGCATTTGCTGATAATGGCATGCAAAGTTGTACTCGCAGTATTGCAGAGGCATTAAAAGCGACCCTACAGGACGAAACATTCATGCGCGCTGAGAGAAAGATGCAACAGCAATTGCAGGAAAAACTTAAATCTTGCAACGAAGAATCTAGAAGAAAAGAGATTGAAAAGAACATCAAGGAAATTAGTAAGAAAATTCGTGGACCACTTGATATTCTGGCCCAAAAGTGGAATCCATCGACGGCTAGTTCGTCTAATAAGACATTAGTTACAAGAGCTTTAAATAACTACCAGGCGAAGCACTTGGTCCAGGTTTTTAACCATACGACTAAGCAAAGAAAAGCATATATTTCACATGCTGTCAACACGTTGGGAAATGATGATCTTTATTTTGATTGGGGCCAAGCGGTAACAAACAATAACGTGCAAATTAACTTGCCAACTGCCGAATTTCTCGCTAAGGTAAGAGAGTATAAGAAAGCGAATAATAGCGGAAAGTTGCCTTCTTCTTTTACTTTTTTTACTTGTATTCCAGGTGGAGTAAAAGATTATCAACACCTTTTTCAATTGCGCAGCCGTATAGAAGAGAGTATTATAGATAGAGTGGCAGATGTTTACCCATCCGTTCCTCGTCACTTTAAATTCTTAGGTCAGGTCCTTAATCAAAACTCTCCCTGTGCAGAAGACCCTAAGAAACTATATGATTCGTCCTATGTTACCAGCTATATTAAGCAGAGCAAAAAGAATTAAAAAGATATTAGCCCAAGAGACCCTATAGGAATGGGTGCCTCACCCCCAGTGAGGAAGCTGCAGGTTCGACTCCTGCCTTGGGCTCAACCCTTTCCCCCCTGCTTTCTCCTCATAGTGCGGAGATAGTACTTGACAATCTCCCCAAAAAAGTGTAATATAAATATATAAACAATCATATTAATGAGGACTACAAATGATTAGTGAAAAAAAACCAGATTACTCCGACCGTACAAAATATTGTAAAAAGGTTTCATATGAAATTAAAGAGATCGATAAAATAAAAGCAATAGAGTTAGTTCAAGAAAATCATTACTCGCCAGTGATGCCGACACTAACAAAGCATTTTCTGGGTGTCCACAAGGATCAAGATCTGGTTGGAGTAATCACACTCGGCTGGGGGACGAAGCCGATGCATACTATCCAAAAAGTTATAAACAAAGAGATGACGTCTAAAGACTATTATGAGATAGGCAAGATGTGCATGCTAGACGAAGAGTTAGGTAATTCAGAGACGCAGATGCTCTCGCAAGTTGTTCGCTGGCTTAAGAGCAATCATCCGGACGTTAAGTACTTATACACTCTCGCAGACGGCATCATGGGAAAATGCGGAAGCGTTTATCAGTCAGCAAACTTTTATTATGGAGGTGAGTATTGGACTGACAGCTATATGTCAGCCAAGGGAGAAAAAGTACACCCAAGAACAACGCGGCAGCTTTGCTTTGATAACTGGGAGTGGCATTACAATTCTAAATCACCAGGCCATATTCCAGAGTTCAAGAAAACTCATGATGTAAAAGCTGCAGCAAAACGCCAGAGTTATACAGAAGCTCTCGAGTCCCTGATACACAATATTCCACCAGAGTTAAGCGAAGAAAAGGCCTCTCAAATCCGCCAATTTTCAGCTGACTTTTATGAGTCCCGAAGCAAATATATTCGGGCATACGACGAATTCGTCAGTTCAAAGGCCGCATTCAGTCAACGACCAGTAGAGAAGTCTTTCTTGCCAAGTGTTCCAAAGGGCCTATCAGAATACCTCTCTAATCCGAAGAAAGATTATATTAAGAAACAGCAAGTATTTTGGCTAACCCCTGAGTACATGAAACATATCGGTCTTCGCAAGATTAAGGGTAAAATGTTTAGATATATTTATCCTCTAAGCAAGAGTGCAAAAAAGCTCCTGAAAAAGAGTGAACAGATTGAGTGGAAGATCGGTTCCGGCGTATACCCAAAGGAAAATAACGGTGTATTGCAATGGAAAGAGATGATGGGAAGAAACGATTATCAAATTCTAGAAGAGATGCCAGCATGGGACTTGCAAGTCACTGAACACAACGAGAAAAATGTAAATGCACATAAAAGCAAATAAATGCTTGACTTTTAGCAAAAAATATATTATTATAATTAAAGAAACAATCAACAAAAGGAAAAACTCATGAGTTTCAACGAAGACAATAAAATTTTAACAGAAGAGGAGCACCTCTCTAACTACGTCAAAGAGTTCGCAGCAATTGAAGACGCGATGGAACCTTATAAGGAACAACGTCGAGATCTAAGAGAATCATATGATGAAAACGGTTGGCTCTCAAAGGAAGAGATGCGCCTTGCAGTGAAGGCATATAGGCTGGTTAAATCAGACACTGATATGGAACAGCTGACAGAGTATTTCAACAGGCTGAAAAGAACAGTGAGGAGTATCAATGTCTAGAATTCCACCTGTGCTCAAGCCGGTCAATAGGCACTTAACAATTGTCCCACATGTTCAGAAAAATGAAACATCAACAGGAGTACTTCTTCCAGATGGTTTTGAACCAGAGGAAGATAAATATATTACAGCAACGGTCATAGACATCGCTAGCGACTGCTCCCCCGCGTTGAGAGAGCTGCGAGGCTCTAACAGTCGAAACAAGGTTATTGTCATTGACCGGAGCATGATGGAAGAAATAAAAGTAAGAGACAAATCATACTTTACCATTTTAGAGAACTATGTTATCGGGATGCTAAGAGGGCTTAATGAAAATTGATCTTTTCGGCGATGACATCGGATCTGTTGAGTACATCACTCATATGGGTAACGATCTGAGTGTTGTGAACGCCGCCCGCGTTTCATTCGGCGCAGAAAAAGAAGAGCTGGATGAGAAAGATATTAAGCTTATTAAATATCTCATGAAACACAACCACACTAGCCCTTTTGAGCATTGCACAATCACTTTTCGATTTGTAGTACCATTGTTCGTTAGGAGTCAACATCACCGCCCTAGGACATGGGCATTTTCGCTCATCAGCCGCAGATATACCTCAACTGATATGCAGTTTTATAATCCGGCCGCATTTCGAAGTCAACATGAATCAAACAGGCAAGCTAGTAATGAAGATGTGATTGACCCAACGTTAAACTCTTCTTACATGGGAATCGGCTTTGAGAAAGCATCTAATGCTGTAAAGATGCACAGCTCTAGAAGTTTGAGCTTATACAACGCCCTATTAGACGCAGGGATTTGTAGGGAGCAAGCTAGAGGTGTGCTTCCTCAAAACCTCTATACCCAATACTATGGCACAACAAATCTTCATAATTTGTTAAAGTTTATTAGCTTGAGAATACACGAAGGTGCTCAATGGGAAATACAACAAGTAGCCAAAGCATGCTTAAATGTCGCCCTTATCCATTACCCTGTTGTGACAGAGACTTACATTCAAAAATATATATCGGAGAAATGACGTGAAAAAGTTATTATTATTTTCAGTTTTAACATTGGCCTGTTCCGCGGAAACAATATCATTTACGGAACCCCCACGAGATGGCGCTATTTCGGTACCACAAGATTCACAGGCACCCGACTATCATGTTATTGATTCTTCCGTTCGGCCGCCAATTATTGATGCATCACCCCCGGTGCTTCCATGCCAAAATTTGGATGTTTCGGATCATGAAAAGTACTGCTTGTGTCTCCCTCAATGTTGTGAAACACAAGAGTGGTATTGTCCTCCTACCCCAGACCAGACGATTCAATCTATGCAGGTTGTCCTAGAGGTGTGCGATGAAGAGGAGGTATCTTGTGTTTTCGGTGAGGATGAAGACTGCCCACCACCACAAATAATCCATAGGAGTCCGTGCCAGGTTACTCATGAATGTCCCCCCGGTTCGACGAGAGATTTTTTACGCTGGTTTGAGTGCCAACTGGAAGACGGCACATTCGGCCGTCAACGCGTCTTATGTGATAAGGGGGTGGTTGTCCATGGTCCTTGTACTTCTTGTGACCCAGAAGTCTGTGATGGCATCGACAACGATTGTGATGACCGTATCGATGAAGACCCAATCCTCTGTGAGGACGAATGTGGCCCCGGAGTCGGCCTTTGCCAGAATGGGGTGTTGGTGGAATGTGTTAACAGGGATCCAGAAGAAGAAATTTGTAATTTTATCGATGATGACTGCGACGGAGAGATAGATGAAGATCAACGGAATGACTGCGATGGTTGTGGGGAACTCCCTTTGGAAGTTTGCGACAGCGTCGATAACGATTGTGACGGAAGGACTGATGAGTCTCTTTTACGAGAGTGCGAGACACAATGTAACCGCGGCCTTGAAACGTGTATCAACGGTCGATGGGGTTCCTGTACCGCACGTCAGCCAGTTCAAGAAATATGCGACGGCTTAGACAATGACTGTGATGGCATCCCAGATGAAGGCATTAACTGTCTATGCACAATAGACCAAGTTGGGGTACTCATCCCCTGCGCTGAGCCGCCTTTATTCTGTGGGATGGGCTTTAAAACTTGTCAATGCCGCGACGTGGACTGTCAAATAATCGAGCTAACTCCCTGTCTGGCACTCTGTGTTTATCTCCCTGAGCGTGAGGGGGAAGAATGTCATCCTGGCATTGGTCGTCCCGTGGAGCCTGAAATATGTAATAATTTTGACGAAGACTGCGACAACCTGGTTGATGAACAGCTCACTCAAGCATGCTATACGGGTCCCCCTGGCACTATAAATGTGGGGATTTGCCTACCTGGAGAGCAGTCTTGCGTCGAGGGACAGTGGGGTGGCCCCAACGGAGACGGCCGTTGGACTGAAAATATTTGCAGCGGCGAAATTATACCAGCCGAAGAAGTCTGCGATGGTGCTGATAACGATTGCGACGGCGAGAACGATTACGGAGAGGACTTGCACCCAACCGATATCCTGTTAATTATTGACACTAGCGGTTCAATGAGTGGTGAAATTAGAGCAGTTACTGCAGCTCTATCCCGTTTCGGCCAGCATTTCGCCGCAGAAGATGCAATCCATTGGGGCCTCATCATCGGCCCAACACGAGCACCCAATCCGGACTTTCCAGGCTCAGACCATGAGGTTCTAACACGCGTGTCGGATATCGCACCATTTCAGCAGTTCTTTGACGCATTTGTAAATTTGGACCCTTTGACTTTTGATGGGGGTTTCGAGATGCTCATGGACGCAGTAATGTTATCTTTGAGAAACCTTAGCCCACTGCATGTTGACCTCGCCGCACGCAATTGGATCAGGGGAGTAGTATCGGTCCCTGAAAAGGATAATTTTATTATTAACTGGCGTCGGAATACGGACCGAATCATTATCGTCTTTACTGACGAGAATGAGCAGTCTTATTTCAACCCGCCGTTTCATCGTAACGACCTTACTAACGCGCTCGCTGCGGCACCAAACACAAAATTATACACTTTCGCTTTGGCCTTCTATTTCTGGGATGAGTTCGCGATTGCCACTGGCGGTAGAAATTTTGACCTTACTTCTCGTGCTGACCAAATGTACGATAATTTAATGTCGATTATAGATGAAATATGTCTGCCACAACCGGGAGAACAAGCTGGTTTTAGGAGGATTCCGCAGAGTGTAGTGAAATACCAGTTTGCTTCTGAATTGATGTGTTTTTAGAGAAGGTTGTTATTGGGCACACCCCAGAATCTGTGGCATATGCTTATCTTAACGGGTGTTACCACATACAGAGTACAAGTTTCCAGCCTCTCTTCTTCGAAGAATATAAAGATTTCTCTTTTTTTGGCACAAAAAACAAAAGCCAGATCTGGCAGAAGTTTAAACTGTGGCTTGGTTTGCTAGCTAAGAATATAGATTATCCAGATTTGGAGCGAATTCGCCTGCAGGACAATAAGGTGAGATTGTTTGGCGATAGCCTATTGGCGGAGTTTGAATTCGAAAAATGTTATATATTTGAAAGCTTAAATGTGACACACGAAAATAAGATACAAGAAACCAAACCTCAAGTTTATAAGGTCATCGACGATTTTACCATTTCGCGAATAGGGAAAGACGTCACACATATAGATCCAGTGTATACGAAGGACAGTCTCTTGAGGGAATCGTACTTCTACAACTCTTTAAGGGTTGACGGAGCAAAATTTGTGACGGATGCGGTGACAGCCTCTTATCTTACAAAGAAGCAGCTTTATGATTTTGAATATTCAGACACAATGGCTAACTTCAAACTCAAGAGCCAGCTGAATTCCAGGGGCTATATCGGCCGCAAAGAGAAGGGCAAGTATAAGAATGGGACAGACATCTATAAAAAGTTTATAATAAAACATATTAAGCGATATGTGTTGGAACAAGATTCATGCAAATATTTGGATACACAAAACATAAAGTTTTTAACCGCAAGCATGCAGGATCTCTTTAATGCAGCCGGCTCCTAAAAGTCGAATCCTGGCTGGCATAATACCCATCACAGGTCGAGAAAATACTCTTGGCCTTCCATGGGATGACTGCTTGCAGCCGCTCTCTTATGAAGTTACAGCATTAGAGCGTTCAGTATACGAGTGTGCTGTTATGAATTGTGATTCCATCTGGATTATATGCAATGATGATACAGCCCCACTGATAAAGAAAAGAATAGGAGATTATGTCTTAAACCCAAACATATATGATGATTGGAGATTTAAGAAATATCCGAAAGCACAAAAGAAATATATTCCAGTTTTTTATACGCCGGTATTGCAGAAGGATCGAAACAGGAAGGATACCTTGGGCTGGTCGATTATCCATGGTGCACTGACTGCTTTTATTGTATCAAAGAAGATATCCAAATGGGTCGCTCCAACAAATTACTATGTTTCTTTTCCATACGGCATATATGATGTCAGGGCTCTTAAGAGCGCCAGAGCAGATATAAGATCAGGGAAAAGCTATTACGGCTCGTATCAAGGGAAGACAGTGAGAGATAATCTGTATTTGCCATTTAGCTTTACCCCAGAAGACTGGTTAGAGCTTCGCAGAGGAGTCAATGAAAAGAATACAGGAGGGAGTAGAGATCTCTCTATAGAAGAACGCTGGTCTGCAAAGAATTTTACACTTGACAAAATCTTTAATAATGATAGAATAGATATAGATAAGAAAATAGAGATAGAAGAATATTACACACTTGATTCCTGGGCAGAGTTAAGAGAATATTATAAATCAGATTTAATAATTAAGAAAATGCCAAAGTCTATGGCAAAACCATTCACCTTATAGGAATACAATACAATGAAAGAAAATAAAAGTTTATCAATCGAAGAACGCTATAACGATTTGTCAGATTTGACAAAGGAAGATATCGGCTTCCCTTCCACATATTTATGCTTGACAAATGCTCAAGAGTCGTTTATACTGGATATATTAAGTGGTCATGAGAAAGCCATCAAAGAAGAATTATCCTCACTTTTAGGGGAAATGAAAGAATTAGTAGATGACATCTAGAACAAAATCAAACATCCCATTCGTGGGACTTCACGCGCACTCTGTCGCAGGCTCGCCATTCGACGCGCTAGGGTACCCAGCAGAGCATATGGACTTTGCCTACAAAAATGGTATGAATGCTCTGGCTTTGACTGACCATGGTAATGCCAACGGCCTTGCTGGCCAAGTGCTTCACGCCAAGAAAATGTTAAAGGATGGCAAAGACTTCAAGCCAATCTTCGGTGTCGAAGCTTACTTCATTCCTTCCGTCGCGAAATGGAAGGAAGAATATGAAAATATCAAAGCTGCAGCCAAAAATAAATCAGAATATGAAGCTGGCAAATCTGGTACCACAATCGAGAACGAGGCCTCAAAAAAGAAGATGAAGTCTGTGCTGAACCGAAGACGACATATGATTCTTCTTGCGCAGAACCAAGAAGGCCTCCAAAACATATTTAAAATGATCTCTTCTTCTTATGCGGGCAACAACTTTTACCGGTTTCCCCGTGTGGACTATGCGCTCCTTAGAAAATATAATAAGGGTGTCATTGCAGCTAGTGCTTGCCTAGGTGGCGTGTATGCTGGAAACTACTGGGAAAATAGGGATGAAGGAGCTGACGCCATTCTCGATGCAATGAGAGAAACAACCCAGAAGATGCAATCCATCTTTGGCGACCGTTGGTACGGAGAACTGCAATGGAACAGCATCCCTGAGCAGCACGAGTTAAACCAATATATAATTCAGATGCATCATGAGTTTGGCATTGAGTTAATTTCAACGGCCGATTCACATTATTATGATCCGGATGCCTGGAAGGACCGCGAGCTGTATAAGCGGCTCGGTTGGCTTGGAAGGGGCAAACCAGATTATTTATCTGACGAACTGCCAAATTCTGTTGAAGAAATCGGATATGAGTTATACCCAAAGAATGGTGACCAAATGTGGGAATCCTACCAGAGGTATGCCAAAGGGGCCAAGGCTGAATACAATGATAAAATAGTGCGTGACTCGATTGAGAGAACGTATAACATCGCTCATGAGCGCATCGAAACCTTTCTACCAGACAACAAGGTAAGGCTTCCCAGCTTCGTCGTGCCAGAAGGCTCTACAGCAGGCCAAACCTTGGCTGCGCTCTGCGTAGAGGGCGCACGAACCCTAGGGCTAGGGGAGAACAAAGAATACACGGAGAGGCTTGAATACGAGGTCGCAATCATTGAATCCCGCGGCTTCTCAAAATACTTTCTGACGATGAAAGCAATTGCGGATATTGCTGTAGGGCGACAACTTGTCGGTCCAGGTAGAGGCAGCGCTGCTGGCTCCTTGGTTTCTTATATCTTAGGAATCACACAAGTCGACCCGATTAAATATGGCCTACAGTTTGAACGCTTCCTGACAAAGGGAGGCACAGGCTATCCGGACATTGATTATGATGTCTCTGAGCCTATGCTTCTCAAAGAGTATTTAATTGAAGAGTGGGGTGATGATACTGTTGTCCCAATCACAAACTGGAATACGCTGCAACTTAGATCTCTGATAAAAGACATATCAAAGTTTTATGGAATTGAATTTACAGAGGTGAATAATGTAACCAGCAAGATGGTTTATGAGGCCACCCCGTTAGCGAAGAAAGCACATGGCATTACAGCAGGAGTATATGCCCCGACCTTTGAAGAGCTGATGCTATATTCAGAGACACTTCAGGCCTTCCTGAAGAAATACCCACACATCAAAACCCATGTAGAGAAGTTATACGGGCAGACTAGATCAGCCAGCCGACATGCTGGTGGAGTTGTGGTGGGAGAACGATTAAACGAATGGATGCCACTTATTAATAGTGGAGGCGTCCGCCAAACACCTTGGAGTGAGGGACAAAATGTTAGACATCTGGAACCAATGGGCTTTATTAAGTTTGATATACTGGGACTGGCTTCTTTGCGAATGGTTGAGGGTGCTATAGAGCGCATACTTCAAAGGCATCATGATGTCGAAAATCCAACGTTTGAGCAAGTGAGAGCTTTTTATGATGAACACTTGCACCCAGACAAGATTGATTTAAGTGATAGTGAAGTCTGGAAGAATGTTTTCCACAAAGGAAAGTGGGCTGGTATTTTCCAGTTTACTGAAACAGGCGCACAATCATTCTGTAAGAACGCCAAGCCAGATAATATTACTGACTTGGCAGCTATCACTAGCATATACCGACCAGGACCTCTATCGGCCGGCGCGGATAAGATGTTCATCGGCGCCAAACGTTCACCCGAAGATGTAGAATATTTGAATGATACAGTGAAAAGAGAGACAGAGGAAACTTATGGTTTCTTAATCTTCCAAGAGCAGATAGCAATGCTTGCGCATAAGTTGGGTAAAGATCTATCCCTAGATGAAGGAAATAAACTTCGTAAACTTTTAACGAAAAAGGGCACTGGCTCGGTTCAAGAGCAGAAGGATAAAATCTTTGATAAGTTTCACAAGGGTTGTCTTGAAAAAGGTATCGCATCTCATGACGCAAGAGAGCTATGGAACAAATTTGAGTATTTCTCAGGCTATGGTTTTAATAAGTCCCATGCAGTTTCATACTGTATACTCTCTTTCCAATGTGCCTGGCTTTTAAATTATTACCCGACTGAGTGGCTTGCAGCCTTTTTAGATAAGGAGCCCGAGACAAGAAAAGAAAGGGCAATCTCAACTGCAAAGTCTTTTGGCTATAATGTTGAAGCACTAAATGTTAACACTTCTGGTGTGACTTGGGAGATAAAAGATGACGGTAGGACACTTGTCCAGCCACTGACTTCAATTAAAGGTTTAGGTAGTGTGGCCATTCAGCAGATTATTAAACATAGACCATTCAATACTATCGAAGAGTTCTTGTTTCATGATGAAGTAAAATACTCTAAACTGAATAAGAAAGCACTTGATGCTCTATGCCGGGCCCAAGCCCTCAATGATTTGGTCGACGACCGTTTCACCGGTCTGAAGCATTTTTGGCAGGCGGCCGTTACTGATCGGCCAAGAAAGTTAAAGAATCTGGAAGAAAATATTGTAACGTATGCTGCAGAAGGGGACTTCACAGAAGAGGAGAAATTGGAATATTTAGTTAACCTCACTGGAGTGTTCCCGATAAACTCAGTTATTACTGATGTAGTGAGGAACAAACTTGACGAGCTTTATATCCCTCCAATTTCTGAGTATGATGCAGAGTTAGGTGTGACTTGGTTTATTCCAAGAGAATGCAAACTAAAGAAATCAAAAAATGGTAAGAATTTCTATGTCGTCAAAGTTATTGACGACAACAACGAAACCAATACAATCAGATGTTGGGCAGTAGATCCGAAGAGGGATGTTGTCCACATCAATCGTCCATATATGGCAAGACTTAACTATGACCCAAACTGGGGGTTCTCAACCTTCAGCGTAAGAAGAATGTTTAAACTATTAGCATAAGGAATAAAATATGACAGATTTACCAAAGTTAGTGAGAGACAACATCCCCGGTATTATAATGGCCACAGGCCGTCGTTGTCGGTCTCATATTGCAGCTGCTCCGGAATTTGAGCAAAGGCTAAAAGAGAAGATGTATGAAGAGACCGAAGAGCTATATGAATCTCCATCGCTTTCAGAAGCCGCAGATGTTTATGAAGTGTTTTTGGCGATGTTAAAACAATTTAAACTGAAACTTTCAGATGTTATAACGATATCTGAGCAAAAGAATTCAATAAATGGGGGCTTTTTTCAAGGGGTCATCCTTGACGAGGTTATAGAGAAAAGTGATTAAACTATTAACACAAGGACTAGAATAATGTTAGAAGAAAAAGTAAAAGTATATAAAATAAGAAAGAATGCCAAGCTGCCAGACAGGGCACATGCGACGGATGCAGGAATGGATTTGTTCTTCGCTCCGGAGAATGGGGAAAATGTGGTGGTTCAGCCCGGACAGTCCCTCATCCTAGGCACTGGCCTTAAGATTGCTGTGCCAATTGGGCACATGCTGCAGATTATGAACAAGTCCGGAGTCGCAACAAAGAGACAGCTCGTCACAGGAGCATGTGTGGTTGATAGGGGTTACAACGGAGAGATCTTCATAAACCTTCAGAATATTGGCCGACACCCGCAAACAATCCTACCAGGCACCAAATTAGCACAGGGAGTGTTTATTCCCGTCTCTATGCCGATTATGGTTGAAACTGCGGAGGATAAAGTGTATAGTAGTGTTACAGAGAGAGGCTCAGGTGCGCTTGGATCAACAGGAGAATAATAATGGGATTAGCTAGAAAAATCAAAAGAAAACAGCAAGGTATTTTTATGAAAGAATTCAAGAAGAAAATGAAACATTTCAAGAAAATGGTAAAGTGCTCCAACTGTGGAAAAGTGCCTACTGAAGATGAAAACATTGACGATTGGAAAATCAACAAGAGTAGTGAAAACCTTGATTTGCTGTGTTTGGATTGTTTCCATCCCGCTGACGAGAAAATAGAGATACAAAATGAAGATTAAACCATCTCACTCTTTCGATGATGTTCTTCTTGTTCCATCAAAAAGTTCAATCGAATCCAGACAAGAGATTGATCTTACAACTTCTTTAGGAGATTCTAGTTTCCGGCTGCCGATTATTTCCAGTCCCATGGATACCGTTACTGAGCTTGAGATGATGCTAACTCTTTTGCGCCATGGCGGCCTAGGTGTAATTCATCGCTACAACAGCATTTCTCAGCAGGCCAATATGTGTGCTATAGCCCGGGACAGACTGGAAGAGTCGAGCGACAACGCAACTAATATTGCTGCGGCCCTGGGAGTTTCATCGGATATACAGGACCGGTCCACATCTTTGTATGACGCTGGAGCGCGCATATTTTGTATCGACATCGCCCATGGACATCATATATATATGGAACGGGCCCTCAAAACTCTACGTGATATCTTTGGTAAAAGCATAACCATAATAGCTGGCAACATAGCTACTCCAGACGCATATCGCGATTTATCAGATTGGGGAGCTGATGCAGTACGCATCGGCATCGGAGGCGGCTCCATCTGTTCCACTAGGATTCAGACTGGCCATGGCATGCCTACTTTCCAATCAGTCTTAGACTGCAGCTTTATGCCCGGCGCCTCAATAATCGCAGACGGTGGTATAAAAAACTCTGGAGACATTGTTAAAGCACTTGCTGCCGGCGCAGATATGGTTATGCTAGGTTCTCTTTTGGCAGGGACAGATGAAAGCCCTGGAGAGGTCTTCTCCACCGCCACCGGAAGTAAATATAAGGTTTATCGTGGCATGGCATCAGTCGAAGCTCAGGTTGATTGGCGCGGCCATGCAAGGTCACTGGAGGGTGTTTCCACGACGATCCCATATAAGGGTAGCGTGAAAAATATCCTAAATAATTTAGAGCAGAACATTAAGTCTGGTTTATCTTATACCGGTGCTAGAACGATTGCGGAGTTTCAAGCAAAGGCGCGCTTTATACAACAGACACATGCAGGTCAGCTAGAGAGTAGCACTCATATCCTAAGAAAATGACCACAAAGAAAGTATTTTTTGAGGAAGATGATAATCAGCATGCCAGAATGCTGATCCGACTCCGATATGATAGGTTGACACAGGGCAAATTTTTCCGAGGCCTTGTGGAGATGTATGTGAAAAATGATTTAGATATGATAAAAGTGATTGAAAAAATTAAAATAGAAAAAAGCACAATGGGTCGCCTCAAGCGCGAAAAATCTGTGAAAGAAATAGAAAAAGGAGAGAATATGATGCAAGACCTAGGTCTATCAAAAAACGAAAAGAATTTTATATATGATTTAATAGAGGAAGATTTTGAAGAATAAAGAAAACAAAGAGTGCTCAGAAGAAAATTGCAGATGCTGGATTGACTACCCAGAAGACGATAATTGCATATACGAGGCAATACGAAAACACGGAAATATGACTTTGGATGAAACGTCTAAGAGGTTAGGTATATCTTTGGTGAGGGTATCTCAGATTGAGAAGCAAGCTCTGAAGAAGCTTTCGAAGAGAATAAAAAAATGAGTTTGTTGCGTATGGAGACTATTTATTTATGTATTTTACACCATTTTTGTATACAAAAGGAGATTTTTTAAATGAGTGAGAAGAAACTACTTAACGAAAACACCATTCGTCGTTTTATGAAGCTAGCAAATGTGGGTCCATTGACCAACAATTTCATTGCTGAGAATTATGAGGAAGAGGTTGTCGAAGAGGCAGCTGAGGAAGAAATGCCTGAGGACGAAGAGATGCCTGAGGACGAAGAGATACCTGAGGACGAAGAGATACCTGAGGACGAAGAGCTTGAGATGGAGCTTGGAGATGAAGATGGGGAGGTCATGGGCGAAGCCGATATCAGCCTTACAGAAGAAGAGGCCCAACTCCTTATCGATCTAGGCGATCGCCTTCGCGATGCCATGGGCCCAGAAGAGCCTGAGATGGAAGAGCCTGAGATGGAAGAGCCAGAGACGGAAGAGCCAGAGACGGAAGAGCCAATAGGAGCGGAAGAGCCAGAGCCAGAAGCTCCTGAGGACGACCTCATACAGGAAGTTCTTCGTAGAGTGACCAAACGTTTGATCCGCGAAAGAACACGCCGCTAATAATACAAAACCTTTACACTCATTTAGGTTTCCAAATATCCCTCAAATTTTTTAAAATCTTTGGGGGATTTTTATATACATACCAAAACTTTTCTGATATAATAGTTATAACATACACGAGCCACAAAAGAGGAGAGTGCTTGTTATGGCCAAAAACGTAGAAGGAGTTTATTGGGAAACGGATCAAAACGAATACAACGTTCAGATACATCACAAGTATGATGAGACGGCCACCATCAGCAGAATTTTTCATGATTGGGAACTCACTGCAACAGGGGCTTACACAAAAGAAGACCAAAAGATTTCAATTTTTAGAAAAAAGTTCACCCATCGCATGGAACTTAAAATAGCAGTGCGAGATATAAAATATAAAAATAACATTACCTTGAAAGAGATTAAATGACTACTGAAACAAAAAAGAATAAGAAAACCAAGAAAACCAAGAAGAATAAAAAGAAGGACGTCACAGCTGTAAGCCCTCCAATGCAGATGATGGAAACTCCAGATGGAAAGCAGATTGTTATAGTTAACAACCTGCAGCCACCAGTCGACCCTGTCCCTGAACTAAGGACAATAAACCTATATGGTGACATTACAGAGCAGAGAGGCTCAGAAGTTGTCGCAGCGCTTTTGTATCTTGAAAATTCAGCCCTGACTCAGATGCTTAAAGACCCTTCTGACCCCATGTCAAAGATCGTCACCGTCGCCAAATCAATAAATATGTATGTCTCGACTCATGGAGGAATTGCAAGCGATATGTTTTCAATTCTGGATGTAATGGATATGGTTAAGAAAAAGACTTGTGATATTTATACCTATGGTGTTGGAAAAGTGATGTCAGCGGGCGTCCCCATTCTTGCCGCAGGAACTCCAGGCAAGCGAAAGGTAGGTCGTAACTGCCGAATCATGCTCCACAGCGTCCTTGCTGGTGCCGGCGGCACGATCTCTTCTATGGAAAACGAACTAGAAGAGATCAAGTGGGTCCAAGATAGCTACATAGAAACCCTTGCTGGCTATACAAAAATGACTAAGGCCAAAATTAAAAAGATGCTCAAAACTCAAAGAGATGTTTATATCTCAGCCGAAGAGGCAATAAAATTGGGAATTGCAGACGAAATAATCTAATTATATAGAGGTATTATATTATGACTTGGCACAAAGAATTTCTATCAGAGAATCAAAACAAAACCCAAACGTTATCAACACTTGGGGGCCTTTTTAGCCTTATTGAAGAGGTCTATGAAGTAGAGAAGGGCAAACTTTTTTCACTTAAAAAATCGGAGAACGAATTACTAAGAGAGCAGTTTGTTAATGAGAGAAAAGAAGTCTCCATGACTCTGCAAGCAATCCCCGAAATTGCAGTTTCAGAGCTTGGCTGGACAAACCTGACAGGCGAAGGAGATACTGCAGTCTCAGGCCCAGAGAGGGCAAAGCTCGAACAATTCCTTTCTAAGATTCAAGGTGACAGTTTTCAGACAAAAGTTGCGTCTCTTGCGAATTTTTATGACAACCCGGACGCAGCACTCCAAGAGATGTTTCCAGAGGGTAATAATTCAATGCCAAAACAAATTGCCGCGGCACTTGGGTACCTAACCTTCTTCAAAACACTTACAAAGGTCATCTCCAATTTCAATGCAGCATCGGCTGGGTTTAACTTCGAGGCTTTCCTGGCGGTTCTTGTATCTGGTTATCAAGTAAAAGCAAATACGGGCACTATCGCTGACTTTGTTTCACGAGCAGATGGGACGAACACTCCCATCTCTCTAAAGCTTTATCAAGAAGGTAAGCTTCACGTCGGCGGCTCCTTTACTGATTTGGCGAACGACCTTAGAGAGCAGAAAGACGCCTTTGATTATCCGTTTATGCGTTATCTTGCTGTCACAAAAGAGTTCGAAGGCGGACAAAAAGAAGGACTAGACATCAATGGAATCTTGCGTTGGTACCAATTCGACTTCACACTTGAAAATGTTTTCGACCTTCTAGCGCGCTCCTCAACAAAATCTCAGAAGTGTATTCAGTTACCAAGAGTTTTCATCTCGGGTGAAACTCAGGACTATGCTTCAACACTACCAGGCTCGGCTATTCCATCACCAGAGCAACTTGAGAATGTATTTTTAAATGCATTCAGAAAAGAGATGGCAGCCCACAACGATCTTTCAGTCTCCAATGGTGACGAACAACGCCAGGTAGATGAAGATTTGTTCAGTATGATTACGGCAGCAATCAATTGGTCCACGGAAGATACTTACTTTACTCTTTATAGCCCAGATAAAGAATATCTGGCCAAGCTTGAAAAGAAGGGCCTTGAACCACCAGAAGACTTCGAAGTCCGCCCTGCCTTTGTTTCGAGAGGTGACTCACCGATGGCAGGTAAAGGACCAAAATGGCAAGCTTTACAGGATGTTATCAAGGGAGCTTTAGGTCAGGCTCAGAACGCTGGCCACCCTGCTGTTGAAGGCCTTGACGACCGAGGCTTCAAGGTTATGGCTAAGAACATAGCAACCCGAGCTAAGTTAGCCAATAACGGCGGAAAGGGCACAGCCTCTGCAGAAGATAGCGTCCTCTCAGTTTATTCTAAATCAAAGCTAAAAGACAGGCGCCTCGGCATCCTGCGAAAAGCTAACGGGCCATCAGATGAGTTCGCCTCTATCGAAGAATCTCTAAAATGGTACAACGACGAAGCTCGAACTGACGACGAAAAGAAAGCGGCGCTTACTCAGTGTTACGGATACCTAACAACGGAGCAGTTCAATCTAAATCAATCAATAGTCGCAAAGGTACACACTTTGACTGACAAAAGAACTCTTCCAGAGGGACAGTCGGAGCCTAAATTTGCAGAGCTTTCAGTCGGAATGCAAAACACACAAAACATGCTGAACAAGATGACCAGCCTCATTAACGATGCTATCTTTGGTATCTTCTTGAGCGTAAAGAATGTTCAGGATAATACCTACGCTTATATGGCGGGAGGCATGCAAGAAGAAGAGAAGGCTGATGCAGCAATCGACGCTTCTAACGATATCATTCAGAGAACGAAAGACCTTAAGCAGTCCGGAACTGAATAAAAACCAAATAAACCCCTTGACATTTCCCTCAAAATACACTATAATAGTAGCATAACAATAAAGTGAGGTTCCATGACTACCAAATTAGAGAACGGCTCGGTCTTACGCAACAAGATCCTTGAAGGCGTTAATGCCCTAGCTGACTACGTTGCCACAACCCTAGGCCCAAAAGGCCAAAACGTTCTAATCCAACAGAAAGGCAAAAGACCTTTTATTACAAAAGACGGTGTGACCGTTGCACAAAGTATGTCTTTTGAAGACCCGTTTGTCAATGCTGGAGCAGAAGTTGTAAAACAGGTTTCTGCTATGACCAACGCCGAAGCTGGCGATGGTACAACTACAAGCACCATTCTGGCGCGAGAAATCCTGCGTCAAGCCCACAAACACATTGAGTCGGGTGTAAGCCCGATTGAGATTAAAAGGGGCTTAGAGAGGTGTTCTACTGCCATATGCGAGGGCATAGCTGATTTAGCAAAACCAATATCATCCGTCGAAGACATCCGGCATATTGCAACCATTTCTGCAAATAACGATCCAATTATTGGTGACTTAATCGCAAATGCAGTCGACAAGATAGGAAAGAACGGTTCAATCTCTGTGGAAGATGCAAAATCGCATGAGACGACACTAGAACTTGTGGAGGGTTTCAAATTCCGTTCAGGTTATGCTGCCAGAGCATTTATCACTGATGAACGCCGCGGCCTGTGCAAGTATGATGATCCAATGTTTTTGATTACTGATAGTAAGATTGAGCAAGTTGGCGATATTCTTCCTTCTCTAGAGATTGCCGCACGAGAAGGTCGACCATTTGTAATCATTGCAGATGAAATTGAGGGGCAAGCCTTGGCCGCCCTCATCATGAATACAATCCGCGGCTCTATGAAGGTTGTAGCAATCAAGGGCCCATCCTATGGGGAAGACCGCCGCGGAATCATGAGCGACTTGGCAACTGCTACAGGAGCAAAATTCTTCCAGCAATCCCTCGGCCATAAGGTGACAGAAGTATCTTTATTAGATTTTGGCCAAGCAAAAGCAGTTGAAATCAGCAAGGCCACCACGACAATCGTCGACGGCGAAGGAGCATGCGACCTCGTGGAGACACGAATTGACGAGATCAAGAATGAGATTAATGACACTGATGACCTACATGCCGCCCAACGTTTGCAAGATAGGATAACTAGACTTTCGTCTGGAGTAGCCATCATTAGGGTCGGAGCAAGTTCAGAAGTCGAGTTAATAGAGAAGAAGCACCGCATAGAAGACGCCCTAGAGGCTGTAAACTCTGCTCAGGAGGAAGGAATCGTATTGGGAGGTGGAATGACCCTCGCCAAGATTTCAGACGCCTTAGACATCCAATTTGAGAATGACGAACAATCTGTTGCTTTATCAATTATAAAGAAATCCTTACAAGCACCTTTCGATATTATGGCTGCCAATGCGGGGCACAATCCAGAAGTGCTTCGACTCACACTCGGAGAGTGTGGCGAAATGGAAGGATACAACTTTTTGACCTCAAAAAAAGAAAATCTTTTTGTATCTGGCATCATCGACCCAGCGAAGGTCACGCGCTGCGCACTTAAGAATGCTGTCTCTGTGGCTGGCACTCTTTTGCTGACAAATCATGGTGTTGTTTATGTTTAGAACACTATATATTATGAGGAGGACCCTTTGTGATGATAGAAGGCAGCGAACATCTTATGGAGTTTCAAAGTAAGTTAGATAAGGTTTGCTCAGGTATAGATATGGTCCAGAACAAGCAGGACGAAATGTCAGAAGACATCTCCAAAATTAAAGATGCAGTATACGATCCGGACCAGGGTTTGTATGCAAGGTTGAGGGAACTGGAGTCTTGGAAACACACTTCTTCTCGAATGATTTGGACCCTTTTTACAACCGTCATCGGCCTTATCGGAGCGTTTGTAGTTAAGAGTATCGGAAGTTAAAAGTCAGGAGTAGGAAATGTTAATAAAAGTAAAACAACTCATTGTAGAAAATAATGGTTATAAGAGAGATATAACATTTAAGAACATTTATATAAACAGTACTAGTATCATTTCCATTGCTGACTACGACGGTGTCAGAGAATTTTTGTTGCAAGAGGACCCTCGTCTTGGACATACCGCATACTCCTTGATTAAAGTAAGTCAAGGAAATCGAGCAGAAGACATTATAGCGTTTGGAACGGCTGACTCAATTTATTCTGAGTTAAATAAGCCCGTTGGTTCCAAACTACTAAATGATTGAAGATCGTTATATCATCATCGGCCGCTCCTCCTGCCCCTTCTGCACTCATGCTATAGATTATTGCCGCGCGCGCCTATTCCAATACATTTTTCTGGACTATGAAGAAGACAGAGAATCTTTAGAAGATTATAAAGAATTCCATGCCCAAGAAACGGTACCGATTATTCTTGCAAATAACATAGAAACAGGGTATACTAAGAAGATAGGCGGCTACAGAGAATTTGTAGATCTCGTGACAGAAAAGTTTAGGAAGTAAAGTGGAAAACCCAGAAGATGATAAGACAGTAAAACTAAGTGTAAAAGGTATAGGATTAATTAGAAAACCCGCAGAATCTTACATATATAAAATCGACGCACTATTAAGAGATCATTATAACACCAACAATCTTTTGTGCGCTGAAGACCTTGTAACTCTCATGGAGCTTAGGATTTCATCTCAGGTTTTAGTTTCCTATCTCAGTGAATTGTGCTTCCAAGCTGAAGAGGCGGAAGTATCTTATCTTCACTTATACCCTGAAGAAGTAACAATGATAGCGAAGCTCGCTAAAGGCCTTTATGCCGCAGTTAATACTCAAATGGGAAATTTAAATTTGAGGGATCATTAATGAAACTATGGCTTGGGATAGCCATTTTTACACTCGGTCAAACTATGGGTTGGTATCAGCTAAACTTGCAAAAAATGTTTGTTTGGTGGAAAGATAAGCCAATACTCTCAGCTATACTGGTGGGCATACCAACAAGTATCTCTTTCTGGTATGCTTGGAGAATAATTTCAGAAGAGACTAGTTCAGTTTGGACAGCAAGGTTTATTGGATCCAGCACTGGTTTCGTCGTCTTTCCAATCCTAACATGGTTTATGCTGGGCGAAAGTATGTTTACAACAAAAACAATACTTTGCCTATCTCTTTCAGTATTGATTATTTTAATACAGATTTTTTATTAAACACTATATTAAAGTAACTATTTAGTATAAAAAGGTGGTTTGTTTGATGCAATTTTATCAAAAATGGAAACAATATGTTAATGAGGCGAAAAAGGACGCCAAAGTCCTTCGCAATATCAATATAGATTTTCTAAAAAAAGAGATAGATAAAGATCCGGAAGAAGAAATAAGAGACTATTTTGCTCGCCTTCAAAAACTAGAAAGAGAAGAGCCCCCTGTATTTCCTGTAGAGTTGGTAAATTGGATTGAATCATTGGATGATAGATATTTTCCAAGAGAGGGCCGCAAAAGATTCGCAAAATGGCTTGGCAATGCGATTTCCTTCGAAGAGACAAATGGTCCGAACCAGCGTCCCGCGGCCGGCCAATTTCAGACTCTTGAACTTTATAATAATGACGTAAGATATATAGTAGATTACCTAAATGGCGAAGATCCCCGCGAGATTCCATCCAATTTGTGGGATTCTGAATTCTCTGAAGTGATGGAACTTGGCCGGCATTGGCATGAAAGACTTGCTGCCGGTATCATAAATCTTGACGATCTACCTTCTGGTAAATTAAATTATGTTGGCAAGAAAGCGGTTTTTAGATTTGAGAACGGCTACTCTATCGTGCTCGTCGACCCAACCGCCGGCAGTAGAGAATATACTCGCGAGGAAGGTCTTCGTTGTGGGTGGGTCCACGACGAAGAGGAATTGCAGGCGTTCAGAGAATATTATAAAGAAAAGGGTAAGGACCCGCCTCGCTTCACCATCAGAAACGAAGTTAATGATTTAGACATCGAAGGCTGTGTAATGGGTCATTGTGTCGGCGGCTATTGTGACCAAGTCTCTAGCGGCGCCATTGCAATTTACTCTCTGAGGAGTCCCAAAAACTACCCACATGTAACCATCGAAGTAAAGGCGGGAAAAAAATATACATTGGGCGACGATGCCCCAGGGGTAGTTCTGCAAATAAAAGGATTCGGAAATGAGCCTCCGAAAGAAGAATACAGACCGATGATAAAACAGTGGCTGAAAAGTACCAATTTTGAGTATCGTGACACCTGGGACTACTTGAACATATTATCCGAAGAAGAAATAATGTCGATGGTCACCTCAGGAGAAGCATCTGACCGCACTATTAACGATCTTGCTAGAAGCACAAAAAGTCCTCGAATTCTAGATTTTTTTGTTAATGCAATCGCAGAACCCAGCCAAGAAGCCATAAAAGCCATGAACAATGCCAACCGCGGTTCCTTGATGGTTTCACTGGCGAATTCCAAAAATTTGTCAGAGGCTCAAGTTCTAAGGATTGTCGAAACTGATCTTGAAATTGGAGTACTAACAACAAACCATTCGGTGGAAACGCTCTTTCATGCAACACACCCAGAATTTGAGGAAACGCGACCAGACGGCCCAGTACTTTCGGCGGCGATTTGGAAGAACTTCCGCGAAAAACTTACACAAAATGTGAATGAAATTAAGCTGGGATATTTGTCAGCTATTGTAAAATATTCTGATAACGAGCCCACAAGCAAAGAGATAGTAAATCTCTTATTAAATGATGAAGTTCTCGACGCACTGGTAAAACCCAGGGAAGACGCCTTCGTCGCCGGCCAACCGGTCGGCCGATCATCTGATCTTTATACTGATTTATTACAAAACTATTTACTGCAAAATAAAAATTCAGATAGAGAAACTCTTGTAAGAATATATAAGTTTACACGAACTTTAAAAGGAGAAATCATGGCGCCATCGGTCAGGATGGACACTTACATAGCAAAATCACTTTCTATTTCGCCTGATGTAGTAGAAGACATGCTTTCCGATAAACTCGACCCCCCGGCGCTTAGCACAAAAAAGAATCTAATTCTAAACCCTTCTGTGGAAGAGAAACATAAGTATGGTCTTATAACGAAGATGATGGCAAGAGGTGGTCGCGCCACCGGGCACCCGATTGTTAAGCAGCTGGGTCGCATTATATGGAGAGAAAAGCACTCTGTAGATGTGGATCATTTCAAAGCCATGCCTCGAATATTTAGTAAGAAATTTTTGCTTTGGTGTCTGGATGCCGGTGTTTTTGACGGTGTTATTCAAGATCAACCAGCCGTGGCCCCAGCGGGATTTGAACGGTACGCTGAATCTAGAGAGCAAGTAAAAAGAGAGATATTGAACCTATTTAGAGAACCGACGGAGGAAAATTCTTTGGATGAGCAAGTTAAGAAATATTTTTCTAGGCAGAGCCCAGTGGGGTCTTTTTACAAGAAAGAACTATTATGGGAAGTCCGTTATCCAAATACCTTACTAGAAGCCAGAGTAAAGGATATAAAGGCCAAGTATCCCGTTCTAACAGATGTCGGCTGGATAACTTGGGCCCAAGACCAGATAACTCGTGAACTCGGGCCCAAAGGCGCATCGAAATATTTATTCTATTGGGCTAGAGAAATGGACAGGCAGTTTGTCGGGGACACCGCCGAAGATTTCCGAGAGGGGCAACAAGATGCTCTCGATGAGGCCAGGAACGTTCTTGACCTCATCATGCACTTTCACGAAAACCAGCATAAACTCGAAGAGAAAGACATATATAAGTATAGTATAGGAGAACTTCAAAAGTCTATGGATGACCTTGGAGTCACCGCTTCCGCTATCGCTGCAACTGCTAAAGCATCAAAAGAAATGGCGGAAAGGGATTCGGAAGTAGTGTACACTGATCATGGTATCACCGCTGTTCGACCACTCACAACCCAAGCGTCATGCTATTTTGGCCACAATCCCAGGCTCACTAAGTGGTGTATCTCGGAGAAAGAAAAGAGAAACTATTTTAAGCAGTATACAGAACGCGAAGGCAAGGCTTTTGTTATTACTAGATTTTTTGGTATACCAGAAGGTGAGGATAATCACATAATAGCTCTAGAGTTTGACGGGGAAGGCGACCTGACTATGTTTCACGATGCTCCGAACGAACCCCAAAATCCGGACGACTTGTGGGATGTTATATTGGCCCACCTACAGGGGATGAAAGAATACCAAGACACTGAAGAAGAGAAACTAAAGCTCTTACGCCGAAAAGTCCACTCCAATCTTCTTCGCGAGTCTAAAAAATTGATCCTCGCTAACCCGCCGGCTAGCCCGTATGATGCAGCTGTTAAAGAGTGTGCGGAAATAGAGCGTCAGGCCAACGACAGCTTTAGAAACTATATTGAAGTGAATCACGAAGTGGAGCCCGACAGCGCATTTTCCGACGGTCGAGCCTCGGTTGTATACGGCGCAAACATAGAAATGTTGTTCGACCCCACAGAAAAAGAATATGCTAACCTTCAGAACCTTTCATACGAGGAAGCCCGCAACATCGAAGGAGCCTTGAGGGAAAGGTTTCAAGACGGTGGTATAGGTGACGTCGCGAGCGTTTCCTTTGAATTCGATCCGGACAATCTTATAAGGCTAAGGCTCCGAGTATATGACGAAGAAGCCGATTTTGATGTAGAAGGGTTTAGACATTTTTGTGCGTTCACCATGGCAGTGCTAGATAGGGATCACGATAGTTTAGAAGGGGTAATAGAGACTTACTTCCTAGAGAAGGGTTACAAACAAAAGCCAGACGACGCAGAACCTGCAGAAATAGAAGAGCAGGTTAATGCGTATTTCAAAAAAAGTATTACTAATAAAGAGGCCTTTTATAAAGAGACAGAAAAATCTTTGGTCAATGAAGAGAAGGGAAGGTCGCGCCAGCGCGGGATCTACAAATATTACTGTATGCTCTCTTACGGTTTGACTATCGAAAAAGAGAAAACCAGAGGCCTTGATGACATTTTAGCAGACCTCCGGGCCTTGCCCAACGTGACAATCGTGACAGTTGTGGTGAAAAACCAGAAAATTGCACCAGGTCGTTATATTGCTGGACTCTCAATAAAGTTTATCCCCTCCATTCCCGGCCAATTTAGATCACCAGAGGATGTAAAATCCAGAATCTTGAGAGACATCAGAAGACTAACCAACGTTCAAAACATTTTTAAAGTTTCAGCAGGGCTTGAAAGGCTAGAATAGTGAAAACCCCAGAAGATTTCCGCCGCGAAAACGTAAAAGAAATCTTTAAAAAAAGATTAAAAGATAAAACAATAAAACTTAACCCCTTATCAATAAAAATTGAAGAATCAAACCTTACCGATGAAACTAGTGTTGATTTTTCATTTGAAAGACATGTCGGAAAGAGGAAAAAAATCTATTCTTTTCAAGAAAAAAAAGGTTCAGGTTTTGTTGACGCCGTGTTCACAACGTGCTATAATAGTTTTATAGAAGAATATAAATCGTTAAGAAATCTTAGTTTGGTGGATTTGATAGTTAAACCAATATTTTCAGTGTCCAGAGATTCAAAAGGCTCAGATGCTAAGACCGATATAATATTCAGACTAGAGACTAAAGATCATGGCAGGGCCGAATTTTCATCTAGGTCAAGGTCAATAGTATATTCTAGTTACACTGTAACCTTGGAAGCTTTTCAATTTTATATGAATTGTGATAAGACTTACCGAAAATTAAAGGATGTTCTTGAAGACGCCCAAGGAAGAAATCGGCCAGACATCGCAGCCCATTGCATTTCTGACCTCTCGACCTTAGCTGAAATAAATACTTATGTTTAGACCACCGCGACCGCATATAACTGTAATTGCTCTACTTTTATCTGTGGCACTCAATCTTTATGTTCGATATTTTAAATAAAATAAGAATAATAATGGTGATTCTATGGATCGCGTGCTTAGTTACTCTAGGAGTAGTAGCTTATTATGCACAAGAAGACATCGACAGTCAGAGAAATCAAAGTAGGAGATCTAGTGTATCACCTTCTCCACGGTAAAGAGTGGGTCGGAGTCCTATTGGAAATTATCGACGTTCATAATATGGACGGAAACAACAACAAACATATATTACACAGAGAGTTGGGATTAGTAAAAATGCAACCAGGCACAAAACACGAAAACTTTTTTGCAAAAATGGTGTCAAAAAATAACAGAATATCAGATTCATTGGGCTTTGTCTCGACTAACTGGTTATTCAAACTAGAAGAAAGAAAGAAATAGAATGGAAGGATACAAGCTCAGAAAGGGCGATCTCATAGCAGCTCGCGGCAAGTCAGGACTTATCACAAAAATAACTCAAAGATATATATATTATTTTCTTGAACAACGCATATGCCGAGTTAAAAAGTCTGCAGTTTGGGAGGCTTATGACACAAGGCCAAATGTGACGCTAAGCTATGGCTCACTTAAAAGGAGAAGGTTACAAAGAAAAATGAGAACCCTAGACCTACATGGAGTCACACATACTGAAGCTGAAGAAAAGATAAGAGTATTTTTCAATTTCGTAGAGATACCCTGCAAAGTCATCACCGGCAAATCAGAAAAAATGAAAGAAATCGTAAAAGGTATCGCGGATCAGTATGAATGGCACTGTCACGAAGAGAGCGGGTGGAACACTGGAACACTAGTGGTGACAGAAAAATGAAAGACCACTGGTAATGGCAGAAAACCTACTTTAGTACACCTTTTACAAAAAGAAGTTTATTAAAATGAGATAGATACAGACTATTTAAAGTGTAGGCCTAGATTTCCTTGGCTTAAACATGTGTAGCTTAAGAGATGTTTAGAGTAGTAATTTTTTGTTTGTTTCTTACCTCATGCGCTCAAGAAGAAGTGCCAGAGCACAATGCCTGCGACTCATCCCTGTTATCCTCCCAAGAAAATTATTTGATATGTTACAGTCCAAACTCCCCAGAGCATGGAAGTCTTTGTTCTGAGATTTGTTTGGCTTCTTCAAGCGATCCTGCCCCATATTGCTGGTCGATCACAAAAGAAGATTGCGAAGGAAAGCTTGACTTTGCTTGGCAACAAGAAAACTGTCATTTTTTTGAAAAATAGTCTTTACTTTTCCTAGAAAATATTGTAATATAGAGTATATAACAAATTCAAAAAAAAGATTGCTGCGCTAATGCCCAAGACCCCTGAACTCATAATATATACCGGACCCATGTTCGGGGGAAAAACAACCAAACTCTTGGCAGCATTGGAAAGATACCAATACCAGAATAAGAGAACGGCTCTTTTTAAACCGAACGCAGAAACCAGATACTCAAAGAGCCGCGTCGTTACCCACAAGGGCCAGCAACATAAATCAGTGCTTGTCAAGACGGGCGCAGATATTACAAAGAATGCACTACATGCCGATGTGATCGCGGTAGATGAGATGTTTATGATTCCAGGTTCTGCGGCCGCACTCCTCGGCCTTTTTAGTGAAGGTAAAACGGTACTGGTTTCTACCTTGCAGCTATCTTCACACCCGTCAGTCTTAGAGGAGGTTTCTAAAATAATGCCTTGGGCTACAAATATCGAAATATGCCCCGCCGTGTGCTCTAAATGCGACAAGGATGCTTATTACACTCGAAGGCTATCCTCCGGTGGCAATTTGGTAGAAGTCGGTGGCCCAGGGGCCTATGAGCCATTATGTTTCCACCATTATTCAGAATTAGAAAATATAAAATTTTGATATTTTATTGTTGACTTTTAGTCAAAAATGATATATTATATATAAAGAAATTAAATACTTATGTTCAAAACAAAAGGAGAAACAATGAGTAACATTAATAAAATCCCTGGAAATGACGAAACAGTCGTAGTCTTATCATATCAGGATCATCACGAAGGCTGGCACTGTACTGGAGATCTCGAAGAGTCAGCAGTATCAGAAACCTGTACAGCTTCCCAAGTTGCTGGCGTCATTATCAATAACGACCTGAAAGCGACAACTAGTTGGGGCGACGACCTAGCAATTGATGTCTTGAGAGGGCAAGACATGCTAGATAGTTATGAGAGGGGCGAAGAAGATTTTGAATATTTTGTAACCGCCGCCATTAAAGAGAATTTCTGGGAACTTGATGCTATTATCGAGTGTAACACTGAGCAATACGATCACAAGAGAGGGCGGTGCACCGTATCCTCGGAGGTCAAGGTGACTTTGGGGAACCTGAAAAAAGCAAGCCACGCTGTATCGGGCTGGACTGCTAGTGTTGAACATAACGATGGAACATTTTCAATCGACCTATGATTCCCCTCCAATAGATCCCCAAAAATAACAATCTGATTTTCCATACTATTTATTAGTATGGAGTTTCAGAAGGGAGACGAAGTCTGGATACTAGACTTTCCTTTTGGCAGGCCCCTGAATGTTAAGGGTGTTGTCATCGGAAAATCAGGTGATGAGCACTATAATATTTTGATTCAAACGGGAATGCTCGAAGGCGACGTTGTAAAATATAAATATTGGAAGCTTTTTTCCCTTGACGGGGAGAGCGATTTAGTGTAATATTATTATATACTTACTGGATTGGGAATATTGAGTTTTAGCAAAAAACAGTTTTATTTGAACACCCCTGACGGTGATCTAATATTAGCAGAAATTTTTCAAGAAGAAAAAGCAATTACAATCCTCCTAGGAGGTGAGTATAGAATTGACCTAGATACAGAGTCGGCTCTAGAATTAGCCGACACACTTTTACTTTTAACAGATGATGAGGGAACTTACGATGAATAACGTTAGAAAAGGAAAAGGCTATGCGTGGAAAGAAAAAACTCCAGGCCCCATGGGCTCGACGCGCGAGTTGGCTGGCTTCACAGTAGACAACCTAGACAAAAAAGAGATTCTTGAAACAATAAATAACTATGAAAAGATTTTTGTTTTAATAAGAAAAGAACTTGAAAGAAGTGCGTCCTCCTGTATGGAGGTAGAAGAAGAACGGCTGCAATGCTGCCAAGCTATCACCGACGCGCTCAAAAAGGGAAAACTGATTAGATGATCCGCGGCGAAGAAGTGATGGTTATAGCTGACTATGACTTATTCGACCTGAATATCAAGGGCGAAAAAGGGGCCTATCTTAAGACTGATGAACGATCAGGAAAACACTTAGTCTATTTCCCTATCTACGGCGAGTGGGCAGAGTTGCCAGATAGCTCAATAAAACAGACGAAGCCTGGAAAAGTATCAAGAAAGAATAAAAAGTTTATTAGTTTCATAAAAGAAATGCCTATAACCTATGGTACGGATTGAAGAAAGAACAGCTCAAGAAAAATACAATATTTTATTCAACCAGATTTAACTGCTTTGGGCAGTGTCTGGGAGTAAAAGATTTTATGGGCTTCATGATATGGTCTAAGCCCACCGCCCCCATGGGCTGGTATCCCAGCTCAGAATTAATATATGATATGTCTGAAATAAAAGATAATATCTCTTGACTTTTCCACAAAAATGTAGTAATATAAAGTAGATAAACAATTCGGAAAGAACAATGAAACAAGGCGATTTAGTTGTTAGCAGAAAAAACATCCCAGGTATTGTAATTAATGCCTTTATTAAAACCATCTTCAATGAAACAGACGCAGTCATGTCTGTCCTCTGGACAGGGGAGCAGAAACCAAAGCTGACTCTTGCATCACTGGTAAAAAAGGTGAACTCTTGAGCCCTTTTGAACAAAAATATGATCAGAAAGATATAGACAGGTTTATTAGTAGAGCCCATAAATACTTTACTGATAGGGAACATGCCTTTTTGCAATCAATCAGGCAGCAGCTTGAAAAAAATCATCAACTATCTTACAGTCAAGAAAAGTGGATAGGGGCGATTATGTCTAAATATAGCAAATCCGCCCTCAAGATCGAGTCTGATTGGGCAGCTAATTTTTCATCTCAACACCGAGCCATCGCGATTCAAGTTGCAAACTACTATAATGCCAACCCTCCTTACTACGGAAACATCGCGATGGATGTGTTAGCATCGCCGGAAACATTTGTGCTTTCAAAATCCACATGGGATAAATTTTGTGAAAATAAGTATGCTCTGAAAATTAGAGATATGTATCTTGCACCTTTGAAATTCTCCGCATCCGACTGTATTAAAATACGCTCGACCAACAGAATCGACCTGGCTAACGCATGGGACCCAAAATACTCCAATCGGCGCGCCTGCCGGCTTGAAGCAGGCAAGATAGGGTTTATATTAGAAACTGATGTAAAACCCGTTACAAGGGCAGCAAAGGGGTCTAGAGTGTATAAGATACTACTTACTGGTGAAACCAAACCAATTTTCGCCCATGAATCGGATTTAAAGAGAAATAGACAATGCCCACAAAAATAAAGCATATCTCATTTTTTTATAATGATGAGAGACATATCGTGATGCCAAATTCTAGTGGCTATTTTATCATGAAAAGATCTTATGTTAGAAAATCGTCAAGAGCCGTACTGGGTCCCATGAGTGCCCATCAGCTCATGAGGTCACCGATTGTGAGAAATGGTGATCCTGTCATAACTCTACTTTCTGGAGAGAAAATAAGAATATATCAAGGAGGAGATCCAGCTGGTATACTTACCCGACCAAGGGCAATCCTAGAAGCCCATGACGCTGTTCTTAAAAAGAGAAAAGGACATATTTTCAAGACTAAATTGCCATTTCCTGGAGAAGAGTTTTTTAAGGATTTTCCGGAATGGTAGGGGTAGGTGATTTGGTCTATATTGTTGCCTCAAAACAGTTGCAACCTTTGCCCAACTCAACAAAGGGCATCGTTTTTTCACAAATAGATGAAGATTGGTTTCGAGTTTATGTGTCGTGGGACATAAGCACAAGGGTTCAAGATTTCCCGCGGTGGATGCTACAAAAGGTAGGAGAGAAAACATGAAATTAGGTGACTTGGTCGAACTTTCGGCCTATGGAAGCAAAAGACAGTATAATGATTCCATAAAACATAGGGATAAATTCGGCCTGGTTGTTCAAAAAGGAAATCATGTTTTGGGTTGGTGGCGAATCCGCTGGTTTCCTTCTAACAGACTAGTCAACCACTATCGAAATGAAGTAAAAATTGTTAAATTGAAAAAAAAGCCTTGACATTGTTTTATTAATATGGTATAAATAAAGAATGAGACAAAAATTTGACATCGGAGATCTTGTGCAAGTGACTCACCCCGAAGGCCGGTCAGGCATTATCTTAGAGGCCAGATTAATAAACGCGCATATGATTGACCCAGAGAAACAATTCTGGCACCCTGAAGAATACAACTGTAAGGTGCAGTTTTTACACGATTCCAAATCTTCTTGGGTCCGAGCAAAATGGCTTAAACATTTATCTAAAATAAGTGAATAAAATCATTGACTTACACCCCTAATCGTGATATAGTATATATACACAATAACAATTGAAAGAAAATTTATTATGAGCTGGAACGGAACAGTCCATTGTGGCTACTGCGGAACCCGAGGTCACAACAGAACTAGCTGCCTTGAGCGTAAGAGATACGTCCGTGAGCAACCGGATTCATTCGAGGCGAAGATGTATGAACGAGAACAAGCGCGGCGTGAGGCGATGATTATTCATCGAGCGTGCTCCTACTGCAAGCAGACCAATCATAACAGGCGCAGCTGCAAAGTTTTGAAAGAGGATAAGAACCTCATTTCCAAAAGGCAACAAGCTTACCGTGACGAGTTTTTGTTAGCAATGACTTCTGCCGGCTTCGGCATCGGGTCGCTGGTAAAGGTCCCGAGAGGTTCCAGCCGCCTTCATCCACCCGACCGCGCATTAGAGTCAGCCTGGGAAAGAGGAACCGTGGAGATGGTGGTCGATATTAGTTGGCACGAGATCGACTTTACACTGAAGGATACGAATACCACCAACAATCATATCAAGCGCGACCGCAGGATCGTTAAAACTAGAATTGTTGGTCTTTTCGGCTACGCTGTAGACGACTCGTCGCAATATAACCCAAAACAGAATGATCGTTCTTCGCTGTCCATGGCGCAGTTGGTCAATATTCTTGAACCTGTATTTAGTCCGGAGTGGCTCGACGGTCGAGCCACCGCCCACGAAAAAATATGGACAGCCCTTCTCATCGGCCCAGTTAAGACTATACCAGCACCGCCGGCACATGTGCCACTCATCACTTCTGCACTTAATCGGGATTTTAATTTGAACCCGCGGCGACGAGCCGACGACTGGGAAAAACGCCGCACACCACTTGACGACCATAAGTGGAGTATGGTTAGAAAATCTGAATATGAAAAAGCAAGGTTAGAATATCACAGATGAAGTTAGACCCCTTTGAACTCCACCCTGATGTTGAGCCACAAGAAAAAAAACCCAATAATATCTTGACTTTAGAGCAGATTTGTGATATTATAGATATAGAAATTAAAGAAGTCGAGGGCCTACCCCCTAATCCTTGGGGGTTCACTCGCGACGATATTATAGAAGCACTAGAAAAAGTTAAAGAGAAAATAGAAAAGTAAATGTCAAAAGTATTAGCAAACAATGTCTATAAGATGAGGAACGAAGAACTTATCGGCCTCGCCAAGAACAGGTTTCTGCCGGCAAATGTGCAACTTGCAATCGCCAAGTTTGGCTACCGCCGCGCTCATGAATATTTAACATACAATCTAGGTCTGGACAAGAAAGTCAGAGACTACCTGTGGTCTGATGAGTGCAACAAGGGATACGTCCTTAAGACTTCTCTGCTTGCTTATGGGCACTACAAGGACGACCCATCAAAATACTGGGATCTCTATACTCGCTATCCTTCCGCTTGGGGTCGATCGCCCTGGAGAATGAGCCAAGCTTTATTTGGGGGCTATCTTTATGCCCGCGCCCGCGGGTCCGCTGCTCCATCTGACCTCCTAAACAAGATTTATGATGATAACTTCGATGACCGCGGCCCTAAACTCCATGGAGAAGTAATGCATTATTGGGGACCAACGAAGTATCAACTAAGCAGATTAGCTCAGAATCCAAATGTAGATTTGGTTTTAGCAATCAAACTATCGCAGCGACCCGAAGAAAATATCAAACGTCTCGGCTTCGCAAAAATCGTAGAACTTTCAAAATAAAAAGATTAAAAAGGTATTGACACTCAGACTGAGTTGTGCTATACTATTTATATACAGTAGAAGAGTAACTAACCAATAACTGCTAACAACTAAGGAGACCCCCAATGGCAGTTGATTTTAAGACATTCTCAAGTATCGTTGACCACGTAACCGCAGTCCGCAAGCCAGTCTTGCTCCGCGGAAGGCATGGCATCGGCAAATCCACCGTTGTCTACCAATACGCTAATAGTATTGGAATGCCCGTTGTCGAACGACGAGCATCACAAATGACAGAAGGCGACCTAGTCGGTCTTCCAGTCATTGAAGGCAACAGTACCAAGTTTAATCCACCAGACTGGTTCAAGACTGCCTGTGACAATCCCGTCATTCTTTTCTTGGACGAGGTAGACAGGGCAACCCTTGAGGTCCGACAGGGCATTTTCGAGCTAACAGACAGCCGCAAATTGAACGGGCACCGTTTACACGAGGACACCTTAGTCTTTGCAGCCGTCAACGGCGGCGAGCATGGCTCTCAATACCAGGTCGGCGAAATGGACCCTGCCGAGCTTGACCGTTGGACAGTATTTGATCTTGAACCTAGCGTCGAGGATTGGCTAACTTGGGCCAAGGATGAAGGTATTTCGGAAACTACGTGGGACTTCATCAATCAGAACCGTGTTCACTTAGAGCACTCCGATGACTTCGAGCCCAACAAGGTTTATCCAAGCCGCCGCAGCTGGGAACGCCTAGACGTCTGTCTGGCAAAAGCTAGTCTTCTTGAAGAGGCCAGCCCCACACTATACAGCTTGACATCGGCCTTCGTCGGATTTGAAGCCGCCGTCGCCTTTAACGATTTCGTAGCAAACTATGATAGGCAAGTTACTGTTGAGGATATTTTGGTACACGGAAACTTCTCCAAGGTTTCGGACTTCGGTATTAACGACCACACTGCACTTATTGATAAGTTCGAGGCAGCAGACTGCTTCAAGGAAGAGCTGGACCAGGATAGGGTAGACAATCTTGCCAGATATTTCATCATGCTCCCTTCAGAGGTCGCAATGAAACTTTGGTCAGTCATGGGCAATGGAAATCTCAACAACACGATTAAGTTACACCAGGCTGATGTCAACGGCGATTCAGTTTCGGATTACCTCGTAAAGATCCTCGCAGGGGATAACAACGGAGAATAAGTCATGGCTGACTTCGACCTAAACATTCACACGGCTCGTCTTCTTATGGACGAACCTTTCTTCGCTGCCATTTCCAGGAGGATTGACAAGAGAGCCAGCCACGCAATTCCCACAGCCGGTGTTATGGTTAACCCAGACACCGCGCAGTTTGAAATGCTTTATAACCCTGACTTTTTTGAAAAGCTGACCGACCTTGAACGCGCTGATGTGCTCAAACACGAGTTTTATCATATCACCTTTCTACACGTAACTGACAGGATGCCAGAAGGTGTAAAGCCACAACTATGGAATATTGCAGCAGATTTAGCAATAAACTCTCACCTTTCCAACTTGCCAGAACGCGGCCTGATTCCAGGTGAAGGCCCATTCAAAGATCTCCCACGCGGCAAAAGTGCCGAGTGGTACTTAGCACAAATGCCAGGGGTCAAACCCGGCCCTGACGAGGGTGAAGAGGGTGAAGAGGGTGAAAAGGGCGAGCCAGGACAAGCAGGAGCACCAGGGCAAGAAGGTAAAGGCAAGGGAAAGAGTATGTCCGACCTTGCAGAAGAAGATATGCCCGACACCCTCGATGATCATTCCGGCTGGGGCAAGTGCAGCCAGGAGATGAAGGATATGGCGAAGGAGCGGCTGAAAGATATTATTCGCAAAGCCGGCGAGGATTGTGCCAAGAACAATAGTTGGGGTTCTGTATCCGCCGATTGTAAAAGGAAAATTATGAAGGTTCTGGATACAAAAGTCGATTGGAAAAAGGTTCTTCGTTACTTTGTAAAAACCAGCCAAAGAGCAAACAGGTCCAGTTCGATCAAGCGCATCAATCGTAGATATGCTTATATCCACCCTGGAAAGCGTTCTAATCGAGTTGCTCGCGTTGCAATTTCCATTGACCAGTCTGGTTCCGTCAGTGACCAGTTACTTTCAAGGTTTTTTGCAGAGCTTAATAAGCTGTCAGAGATAGCAGAATTTGTTGTAATACCTTTTGATACTCATGTTGAAGAGAGCCTGGTTTATACTTGGAAGAGGGGCCAGACAAAAGCTACCGAACGTGTATTACACGGCGGCACTTGTTTCGACGCACCGACTGATTATGTAAATAAGAACAACTTCGATGGCCACATTATCCTCACTGATATGTGTGCCCCGAAGCCACAGTCGAGCAAGTGTCAGCGTATGTGGATGACCACAACAGAGTTTGCCACCAGGCCATATTTTGAGACAAAAGAAAGAGTAGTCGTGGTTGACTAAGGCAGCCACATTGTAAAACCCATGGGTTGTTAGCCTATGGTGCTGTCTGGTCAACATTGGTAATACAAGGTTTCTAAGATTTCGCTTTGTATTGCCACCAGGCAGCGGATCCATCAGCGAACTAAGTAATGAAGGCGCGATTGCCTATACACGCGCTCAACGGCCCGGTTTGGTATAACTAAGCCGGAGAAGAAAATAAAATTAGACATAGGCTGGCGAGGGCAAGGCGGCAAGGACAGCCTCCCTGATGGGTTCTCATTTTCTGGAGTTTATTGATGTTATCTTCACTAGCTTGGCAATTGATATGGAAATCAGCCGCTGGTTTGGTGCTTGCTTTTGTTTTTTTTCTGGTTATTTATAGCACCTACGAATAAGTATTATATACCACCATATTGAGGAGGAAGTCACTTTGGGGTAATCACTGGAATTGCACTCGGGTTTCTATACGCTAACTTCCTTGATTGGTCAGTGCATATCCTCCTCCATAAGCCTAAAGGCAAATCGCGCTTTCGATTTCATTATTGGAAGCATCACGCAATCTCAAGAAAAAATGGAAACCATGATGAAGACTATTCAGAAAAGATTTTTCATAATGAGACTTGGTTAACACTTTTAGGCGCAGCTGCCCACCTTCCTTTGTTGTGGGTTTGGTTTCCGTTTGCAGCAACAGCCATCATCTACGCATTGGTGTGTGGTCTGCCCTTTGATGGACCATCTAGCAGGTACAAGGGAAAAATATTTAAACTAAACATAGTTACAACACTATGGAAGTTAAACAAGGTGATCTAGTAGCTTGCTATATAACAAATACTAGCGAGTGGAGGGTGTTGGTGACCTGGGGGCTTGTGCTAGAAGTCAAGCCCCTTTTGGGAGATATTTTTGTTTTAGACAATGATGGCCACTCAGCATGGTGGCCACACAGAAGATGGAAAGTTGTTTCTGCAAAAAAAGATATAAAACATCTTGACTTAGACATCGAAATAGTGTAATATAGTAATAGAAGAATTAAAAAAAAGGCATTAAAAGTGATCAAAACTGGAGACTTAGTAAAATATACTTGGTCAGATACCGTCGGCCTCGTGGTAAAGGTCAATAGAGAATCCCTGTCTGGGGAAATCATGGTGAAGGTACAATGGCCAGATTACTTCGCCAAAAAGAATAACGCCGGCTCGAATACTTGGTTTACTCGACTCGACAGATGGCTAATGAAAGTAGAAAAATAATGGGATATAGATCAGAAGTCGCGCTCTCGGTAACAACTGACGCAGCCTTCCTTCTTAAAGAACTTTGTGAACACAACACCGACTTGAAAGAAATTATAGAGGAAGGCCTGAACGGCATGGGTTGGAATTCCGAAACAATCAGGAATGGTCATGAAATTACCTTCTACTGGGCGGATATAAAATGGTATGATAGTTACCCAGGAATTGTTCAGATTCAAGCCTTTATGGATAATTACAACTCCGATGAATGGCGTTTTATACGAATTGGAGAAGACATTGATGATAACATTGAAGACGGTTATTTTTATGATTCTGGAATATATATAAATAGGTCAATAGAGGGTCAGTGATATGATAAAATTTCAGATAGGTGATTCTGTTCTGGCCTATAAAGGCAGCTCGAATACTAAGCTAGTTGGTATAATTTTTAAGTCGAGTAATGTTTCTGGTTCAGACTATCCTGATAGGTGTGTTTTCTCAGTGAGATTCCAGGATATGCCAGCTAACCATGCAACTTTTGTGTATACCGGCTCGTCGCGAGGATATGATCCAACAATTTGGTACCTCCCCGGAACAGATTTGCTCACAGAAGCAAGTATTATTGAAGTCCATAGAGGAACAGAAGTGATATGGACGGGGTAATTTTTGCCTGTGCATCAATCTGGATACTGACCTTTCTAGTGTCTAGGATTGTACGCTCCCACGAGCGAGATAGAGAATTAAAAAAGTATGTGGTTGAACAGTTAATCAAAGCACACGTACAAAAAAAGAAAATTGACCGGCTTTACGGTCGAGATGGAGAAGAATAAAATGATTGATTTTTTTATAAATGTTAGTGGCTTGGCCCTAGCAATATTCACTGCCTCTGTTGTCTATGATTGGTGGAGGAAGAGAAGTTTGTGATAGAGAGAATCAAAAGATTAATAATGGAGTCGCTCCCTTATGAGCCGGGAAAACAAACAACTTACGAGGCTGTGTATACTGACGTTGGCAGCTATTGTACTGATCTGGGTATCCAGATAGAGGAAAACTCCTTTAATAGAGCTTTACATTTCTTACACACTGAGCAGTGTTTGGTATACTTCGATCCCACGAATATTAAGCCAACTCAGTATGGATTAAATAAATATAAATAGTTCAGTAAGTGCTTGACTTTACTAAGGAAAAGTGTTATACTATATATAGACAATTAAGGAATATCAAATGTTTCATCAAGACGAAATTAGTTTTACTGACGCCAAGAAAAATGTGAATAAGCAAGGGTTGCATATTCTACACGACATCGTCTCTGCCTTTCAAAAAGGTGTTTTTGACGACCCTTCCCAATCTGCACTTTATTGTAATATGTTAGCATGTATCTGCGAAGGGAAGATTGAAGGAAAGATGGATGAAGAATCTATGGACGTTTTCTGGTCTTTAACTCCCGCCTACCAAGAACAGCTCGACTCCCTCAAGGAAGCTCTAGCTAGCAAGAATGTAGTTGCCGGCCCCTGGTAATAGCTAAAAGTAAAACATTCTGAAGATAAGGAAATAAAAATGAAAATGGAATTATTCTGCTTTTTTGTGGGATTAATAATGGGCCTTGCTGTGACCATTACGCTCAACAAGGACGATACGAAGCCAGGCCCATTTTGTGATCTCACTGAGCACACCCGACTAAAGATAGTGTTAGATGAATGCTCCGCAGCTGCAATGTCTTGCGCTTGGAAGGACTCAGAATATGAAATACAGTGACTATATTAAACCTGGCGATTATATCATGTATCGCTTCGACGACAGTCATGGTGTCGTGTTATCTAATAACCTGGAAGGTGGGACATTGGTGATTTACGATACAGAAGACGGTATTGCTCGCTGTGTGGTGACTAGCCAATGTGAGATAATCAGTGAAAGTCGGTGATTTAGTGCTGTCCGGTCGTGGGGTTGTAGGTATTGTAACGGGAATCGGCTACCACGGCGGGAGTCCGAGTTACGAGAAATGCCCCTTTGAGAACCCAGACATCCATGTTATGACTACGAGTGGCCACTGTGTATGGAGCTATCATGCCCTGGAGTTAATCAGTGAAAGTAGGTGACTTGGTGCGCTGGATCGCAGGATATATCGGCACCGGCTCTGTTGGCTTAATTATTTCCGTTGGATACGGCGAAGAGTATACAGACACTGAGCAAAGTTGTGATCTGCATCCTGATATTTGGGTATTGGTTAACGGACACAAAGAACGATGGAACGAACGATATTTGGAGCTAATCAGTGAAAGTCGGTGATCTGGTGCAATGGTATACCGAGTATGCTGATTGTATTACGGTAGACATCGGCCTCGTTCAACAAGTTGCATCTAATCACGTCTTCATCATATGGCAAACCGGAGATGGCAATGGCTGGTTTTGTCCAGGACACCCAAGCATAGGAGTTATCAGTGAAAGTCGGTGAAAAGTGATTCGCTCGCGAGCAGAAAAACCAATCAGAGGAATAGAAATAGACCTTAATGGCCCCGAAGGAAACGCGTTTTCGCTAATGAAACAAGTTGCAGTCCTTGGTCGCGACCTTGGTTATTCACAACAAAGGATAACTGCAATCAGAAAAGTAATGATGATGGGCGACTATGATGGTTTGGTTAAAATGTTTGACAGAGAATTTGGACATATTGTGACGCTATGGAAATAAAGGTTGGTGATCTGGTAATACACATCTTCAAAGAACGAGTAGGCCTTGTTTACAAGTTAGCCGATGATCCATTAGCTCGCAAGAATGATTCTTTCGATGTTTTGTGGCTTGATGGAGCCGTCAGCTACAGCGTTTGGGATTATGATCTGTTGCCGGCCAATGAAAGCCGATGCGCCAACCAATGAAAGTTGGCGACTTAGTAAGATGTATTTCAGCTGAAAGCATCATCGGCCTGATTGTCAGTATCAAGCCAAATGTGTATGATGCTGTAACTAAACGATCTATTTTTAATGTGTTGCTTAGTGGTGAGATTTATCCATTCCGCTCTGATATGTTGGAGGTAATCAGTAAAAATAAGTCTTGACTTTTGGCTAAGTATCTGATATTATTATAATATAAACAATCGGAGAAGTCAAATGAAAGTCGGTGACTTGGTGGATTTTGAATTTGAAGATATATATACTGGCTTGGTTGTTTCGATGGACGGTGTACATATAAAGGTGTTG